AATTTTGGCGGCGCTTCCATTAAAGATAATTTCTATAGCAGTTATTATCATTTACCAACAATTTGCATAGATGACCTTAATTTACCAAAGTGTCAGTTAATCAAAGCGGACGTAGAAGGTTTTGAATACGAAGTAATTTCAGGAGCAGAGCATACCATTTACAAATTCAAGCCATTTTTGTACCTTGAAAACAATAGACAAGAACAATTAATTGATATCCAAAAGTTTCTGTCTAAATTTAATTATGCTATTTTTGCTCATATGCCACCTACATTTAATCCAAATAACTTTAATGGAGTGAAAGAAAATCCATGGCATGGTGATTATTTAGAGCCCAACATGATATGTTTGCCGATTGAAAAAATAGACATGCTAGAAAATGTGCCTTGGCTAGGTGCTAGAATATTATGAAATTTAAAAAGGGCGATAGGGTGTTGGCTAGAATCGGCAACAGTGTTAGTCATGAAAAAGCTTATGGGGGCATTGTTATCCAAATAGCCGAGTATGAAACCAATTATCCTATTTTTGTTCTTATAGAAAAGGATAATTCACCCACTCCTTTTGCTACCTCAGAAATTGTTATTGCTGTAAATCCTAACGATATTATGAAAAATTTAGTATGAAATTTAAAGTTGGAGACAAGGTTTTGGCTAAAATAAAATACGATGCCATGGAGTACAAATCAACAGGTCATCCAGGAATTATACAAGATGTACTCGAAAATGAAAAACATTATCCATATTGGGTTAAACATTTGGATGAAAATGATAGCGAAGCATACAACGAAGACGAGTTGACTTTGTTGGAAGAGCCTAATAATATTTTAAAGAAGATTTGTGATTAATTTATTGTATATAATTATATTTGTCTCAAATGGAGCTTTTGAAAAAGATGTTTGCGAAATAGCAACTTCTTGTAGATTAATTCAAAAATGGCAAATGAATAAATGTGAAATGTGTGTTAATGATATTTATAATAAATACAAAAAAAGTTTACCAAATGATAAAAATTTTATAATTAATTATTTAAAATCAGAATCTTGCCAAAGCATAAATAAATACGCCAAAGAATTTGGTTTATTTGAATGTATTCAAAAATGAAATTTAAAGTTGGTGATAAAGTTTTGTGTCAATATATTACAAAAGATGGAATATGTATATCAAAACGAGCGTGGTCAGGAATTATAGAGTTTATAGATTTTAAACAAGCATATCCTTATGTAATTTTTTCAGAAAGTGACGGTCATACCCGTCATAGATATCATGAAATATCCCATTTGCCCAATCCAAATGACATTTTAAAGGAAATTATATGAAGACCGGTTTATGTGCTCAAATTTTGATTTATGATGATATGCAATACGTACACTTTATGTTAGAAAATGTATTAAAGTATTGTGATGAGGTGTTATTTTTAGTCAATAAACATCCGTTAAATTACAATGTTAATAATAAATATGATAACTCAGAGACTGTTAATAAATTAAAAGAATTGCAAAAAGATAATGCAAAAATTTCTATTATATGGGAAGATTGGCGCACAGAAGAGGAAACCAGAAATTATGGTTTAAATTGGGCTTTGCATCAAAATTGTGAATATTCCTTAATAGTTGATACAGATGAAGTATACGACGATGCATCTTTGCGTAGGTTAAAAGACTTATTAGAAGTCGCCGAAGCATCTCTTTCTGGTAATTGGATTTATCATACAAATTGGAAAACCTACTGGAAAAAATATAATGGCCCTTTATGCGTTATAAATCCGCCCGAATCTTTTCAACCAGTTGTAGTTGTCAGAAATAGGAATGCCAAATTTGTGCACCTAAGACATTGTATGCCTTTTGACCGAGGCCAGCAATTACAACAAAATCATGGTCGAGCATTATTGCCCGAAGGCTTTTTAAATCTTCATCATTTTAGCTATGCTCGAAGTGATGAATTTATAAGCAGAAAATGCAAAGAATCTGGTCATTCCGCCAACGGCGATTTAATGCAAGGATGGTTCGAAAACGTTTGGATGAAGTGGAAATTGGGTGATAAAAATCTTCATCCAATTAATCCGGAGCAATACAAAGAAGCTATTTTAGTTAAAAAAGAAAACTTGCCAAATAAAGAATTACAAGTATATTTCTTTGGTGAGAATGTATGAAAGTGGCTTACGCTCTGTCTGGATATTTAAGAAATTATAAATATAATAATTTCTTTGAAAACATGGTAGCCGAAGTTCCAGGAGATGTTTTTATTCACACTTGGAATGAATTGGTTCCAGGCACACCCCTAGATATAAAAGATGTTTGTGATTATTACAAGCCCGCAGGTTTAATGATTGAAGACCAATTTAAATTCAAACAGTCATTAAGACTGTTTGGTTATGAAGATTATTTACAAAATTATGTTTGTATGTGGCGAGGCATACACTCTGCAATTAATATGGCTTTGGAATATGATGTTATAGTACGATTTAGACCAGACATGGTTGCAGAAAGTGTTCTTTCCAAGGAAGAAATTTTACATTGTTTTAAAACAGAAACTCCGTATATTGGAGCCAGTGATGATTGCTATTATGCTAATATTGTGACCGATAATTTTGCTTTCGGCAAGGCTCGTTTTATGGAAAGCTTTGCTGCACATTATCACAGCGCATTAAAGCGCAGGCAAAATTCTGGGAGTAATGAAAGGGCTTTGACCAAACATTTAACAGATTCTGGTTGGCAAGGATGGATTTCTTGTTCTTCTTTAAAATACAGAATTAAACGTATGGATGGACTTTTGGTTCCAAATTCTCAAACAATAGCTGAACTTGCACCTGATTGGGGTATGTATGAATGATATTTGTTTTGTGGTGACTTCTTGGGAAGATAGTTTGTTTTTATCAATTAAACAAACTCTTTTAAGTATGAGCGTTCCGGAGCAAAATATTTATAGAATTTCAGATAGAACTTCTAGACCCGCTGCGTTAAATGCTATGTGGGACAAACTATCTATTCCAAAATATAAATATATTGCATTTATAGATGAAGATGTGGTCATTAGAGATAATCATACCTTTGCTAGATTGCGGGAAATACTGGAGAATACCGAGGCTGCCGGAGTTATAGCTAATCCAAAATTAATTAGCGAAGGTCAATCTTTTTATGATATAAAGCATGATTTGCCACCAGAAACTCCTTGGAAAGATTCTTTGGTTGAATGTACTAGTAATTTGGTGAGTTTAAATTGCGCTTTATTCAGGAATGATTTGGAGATTGGCTTTGATGAAGATATGTTTGGGAACCAAGTATTTGATCTTGACTTTGGTCTACAATTGGCTCTACAAGGAAAGAAAGTTTTCATAGACAAAGCATTATTGGTTTTAGCTCGTGCAAATAATTATGTAAGCAAAAGTTTATCTTACCATGCTGTAGTTGCGCGCAATTTGCATATTTTCATGCGTAAATGGAGTAATATTAAAGATTGGGATAAAGAATGTGGAGTTAAGGCTTATAATACTAAACATAATAATGAAATTCCTTCCATAGAAGAATTGATGCACTGGCCTGAAATAAAACAGTTACAATACACATTCGCTTACAACAGGGATGGTGCCGTAAGGTGTTATTTACAACCAAGATTTAGCGGGCTTATTCAAGCTGCTAGCCTTGTTCAAAAGATTGAAAATAATCTAAAAAATATACCAAATATGGTAGAATATGCAATTCCTCATCAGGGCTCTTTACCAATTTTTGATTTAAAATAATGTTCAATCAATTTCCATCTTTCATTGCATCGTTTCATTCCATTGATATATTATTTGATTTAAATGAATATGAAAAAAATGTATTGGATTGGCCAATGCGTTTAATTATGTTAGAAATTTGGCAAATAGCTATTAATCATGCAGAAAATGTTATAGAGAAAAACAGGCAAGAATTTATTAAAGTTTGTGTAAATTTATTTAAAAACACAAAGATTATTAAAGCAAATAAAAAAAACCAAAACATTAGCATTATGCATCCATTTGAAATGAGAGTGATATGTGCAGCCGTTTTAGAAGGTAAAATCAACATTAATGAAGCTAAAAAAATTATTAATCAAAAATGTGAAAAATTCTTATGAAATTGTTCTTGCTCGATATTGATGGTACTTTATTAGATTCATTATCTAAACATGAAGAAGCTTTTTATTTGGCTTGTAATGAGTATAATTATAATATAAACAATGATACAAAAGAAAAGTTAAAAAGAAAGTCAACGCAATATAAATTAGATTATTTATCCAAAAATAAATTAATCCACAATATAGATATTCCTTGGATTTTAGAAAAAAAGAATGAATTTTCTTTAGATTTGTGCTTTGTAGATTTTAAACCATATTTTCAACATATTGATGCTATAAATTATATTACCAATGAATTGAATTGCAAAGTAGCCCTTTGTTCTAACTCCTCTAGAGAGTTTGTGAATAAATTCATAGATAAATGCGGTTTTGAAAACAACATCTCCTTCTCCTTATCCGGAGATGATGTGGAAAGAAAAAAACCATATGGTGATATTTATTTAAAGGCTTTTAGATTATCAAATGTATTACCAAATGAAGCTATTATATTTGAAGACAATGAAGAGGGCGAGTATGCTGCTGTTAGAGCCGGGTGTCATAACATAGTCAAAATTGACAGGCCGGAGGACATTGGACCAAATTTAATCCTACGATTACAAGAAAAGTATAATATTAGCTATAATAATTCTAAATTCTTTGTGCACAAATGATACAAATTTTAGTCCCTATGGCCGGAGAAAGTTCTAGGTTTATTGCCAAGGGTTATATTCCAAAGCCTTTTTTGCCATTGATTGATGGCAAAAGTATAATAGAGATTATAGAAGAGCACCTAAGATTTCTGGCAAATAAAGATAACATTAATGCACAAATATCATTTTTAATAAAAAGCGATTATTTGAATAATGCGGTTTACAGGTCTGTTTTGGCCAATTTAACATCTCAAATATATAAAGTTTCTACACCAAATAAGGGCCCTCTGTGTACTGTTGCACAAATTATAAACAATTTCAATGATAATGATTCTTTAATAATTTATGATTGTGATCAATTATCCTTATTTTCAATGCAGCAGTTAGCTAGCATTGACCGAGGTGTTATTGTAACTCATACTAGCAAAAATAATGAAATGAGCTACATTGGTCGAAATTTATTTGGTAAAATTGATAGAATTGCAGAAAAAGAACGAATTTCTGAAGAAGCTTCTTGTGGGGTTTATTACTTTCCGTCTATAAGATTATTTAAAGATGCTGCTTTATATGATTTTTCCCATAATAACTCTTTAAATGATGAGTTTCGAATTGCTAATTTATACAATTATTTAATAAAGAAAAATATTCCAATTGACTCTTATAAAGCTGGTGCTTATTTTAATCTTGGAACGCCAGGCGAATATGAAAATTTTATTAAAAATAATATATCTTTTTATAAGGCATATTTAATATGATGATTCTACCACAACAATATGCTATTTTATCAATTTTAAAACAATGCAATGAAATTGATGAAAATACTATTAAATGGATAGATGATGCTCTTTACAGACGTCCCGATGCATTAGATCATTTTTTAGAATTATCTTTATTATTTAAAGATTATATAAATGAGTCTGACAAATATGTAAAATGTCTTAAACTATATAAAGCCCAAAAAGAATTAGAAAAATTAAAAGTTTTCTTCTTTAAACAAAGAAAAATTCTATTGGCCGTCCCACAAAGAAAAAAACACCCAAGACTTCCTGCTCCAAACCTTGGAGGGCTTGTAATACCTCAAAACTACAGATTGAAAGGTGAGGTGTGTTATGGTATGAATCATTCAGATGCCAGAAACTGGTTGGTAGAAAAAGCACTAGAGGATGATGAAATTACAGATATTTTATTTGTTGATGATGATATACTGCTACCCGTAGATGCAATTGGTAGATTATGTGATTCCAATGAAATGATTATTGGTGGTAATTATGTAAAAAAACAATGGCCCATTGAAAGTTGCGCTTTACATGTCGAACCAACATCCGGCAAATGGCTTTTTCATAATGCAGAAATCAAACCAGAACAAGGTTACATGGAACCAATCAGGGTTTCGCAAATGGGGATGGGATGCTGTTTAATTAGAAAAGAAGTTTTTCAAAAGCTTTCTAGACCCTGGTTTGCCTTTATGTATAATAAAGATGGAACTATCTTCAGATCAGAGGACGTTAAGTTTTGTCAAGATGCTACCATAGCTGGATTTGTACCTAAAATTATACCAGGACTAGTGTCCGTACACGTAGATTTTAAAACCGGAAAGTACTGGGGCCCTGAATGGTTGATAGAAAATTATAAAATTAAAAAAGAATTTGAAGATAAATATTGCCATATGGAATGCAATCCAATGGAGTGTTTTACAAATAATGTTTAATGTATTATATAAAATTAAATTATTTTATTATTATTTGACTTTTAATTATAAAGTTTATAGAAATGATTATAAAATATTTGATGGTCCGTGGAATAAGGCTAATAAAATAATGAATAATATCAAGGGCAAAAATTAATGAAATTAACAGGTGAATTTACAAAGTCATATGAAGAAATTCTTAAAGATAGGAAAGAAGGAAAATCTACAGAATTAGTAAAAGTAGAGCCCAACGAGCTTATTTTACGAGAATCTCATTCAGTAACGGAAATGATTAAAGCCGCTCATGAAATGATACCTTCGGTGCATAAAAAGATTTTAATGGACGAAGAAGGTTTACCAGAAGTTTTCAAGGAAAAATGGTTGGCTTCAGTAGAAGATGGCCAGCATGCAATGGAAATTGTTCCACAGAGACGCACACTTAGCGAAAAACTCCTGGCCGTACTCCAAACTAATCGATTTATAACCCCCGGTGCACGTTTTCATCAGGCCAATTTAGAGCAAGCTTCATACACAGGGCAGTTAATTGATTTAAATCTTAATTATCAAACTTCTAAAATAGAGTTAGAGGAAAAACTTTATAAATATCAAAAGAAAATGGAGAAATTAGAAAAGGCCAAAGAAGCTGGAAAAGACACTTTTCTTTTAGAAAAGAAAATGCAAAAAGAGCAAATTGCATTAGTTAGAATGGCAATGGACCTTGCGGGTACCCAAAAGAGGATGCAAAATCTTAGGGAGGAAATTACCGAATGGACCGATATTAAAGAGAAATTGTATAAAGAAGCCATGGATTCGGGTGAAATTTGGAGCCCAGATACGGTTGATGGACCAGCCGGTTTACAAGAAATTCCATTGGTTTTACGTCATGTTCAGAACTTTTTAATTCAAATTCAACATGGCGAAGGCTCGGATATCTCCTCTGTGCTGAATATACAAGGCCTGGTGCTTACAGCTTTTGAAAACGGTTTAAAAGAAAATAAGCTAGGTTTGTATTTAGATAAATTACCAGAAGCCCAGATTCAATTGGTTTGGAAACATTTATATGGTACAGATATTCAGGTACAGAAGCTAGATGGATTTATGGTAATTAATACTAATAATTCACAATTAATTTTTCCAACCACTTTACAAAATTGGGAAAATATGAAAAATCCACAAACTTTAAATATTAAATTAGAAGAAAACGAACCTGTTAAGGTTTAAATAATTCCGTTAGAAAAATCATCACTGTATGGATCTAATGGTATTCTTAATTTATTTCTAAATCCTAAAACCAAATCACTAGAATCTAAAGAAAACTTATTGTTTGTTTTCTGAACGCTTGCATTAACCATTTGTTGATAAAGAACCACTCCACCAATATTGGTTTCAACAACTCCAGCAAAACTAGAAGTTAAAGAATCGGCGGTATAAATAGCATTGCCGGAAGATGATTGGCTTACGTTCGTAACCAAATAAGTTCCATAAAATACCGCAGAGCCATTAGTTCCACTTACAGAAGAGTAGGGAACATAAAGAACATCACCGACCTTACCTTGATAACTGAATGTTAACGAAGATGGTCCCTGGGAAAAAGTTAAGGTAGTGCTGCTAGCAGTAATGCTAATAGTAGCATCAAAATACATTCTTTGACCCCAAACACACCCAACAGTTAACGAAGTAGAAGCCGATGACGAAACGTTTTCCCAACGCACTACGGGGGCCGTAGAAGTACCGCCTATAATTGGAATTAAATCTCCATTGGATACTTTTAACAAACCGCCTTTGGCAAATCCACCAGTTAATGTTGTTGACAAATTCAAAACACCTTGATTGGTTATGGTTGAAGAAATTGAATTAATTGTAGCTGTTGTTGAGGTAACATAAACATCGGTTTGAGAATTATTAAATCTAGAAAGACCAAACCAGGAAATGCCAGGAACAACGTCTCCAGAAACGTCCCCTCTCATAACGGACGCTGTGAGAGAGGTATTTGAAGTATTATAAGAGAATCCTACATCAGTGGCCAATTGTACATTTGAATAAGTTAATTTTCTATAAATTGACTGTGTATGAAGATAGGTTTGAGCTGAGCGGCTGCTAGCGTCTGTTCTGCCACCCGCCGCTAGGCCAGATTTTTGCGAACCACCATTTACATTTCCAAATATGGCTTTGCTTAAATTACCGCTCAATGACCAAGAGCTTCCGTTAAATAGTTCAGAAATGTTTGTAGAGGCGCTGGTTGTAAATCCGCCAGCTATCAAAGTTGAACTTTGAGCTCCCGTGCTACCCATGCTAGATCTAGCTGTACTTATTACTGACGATTTAGACCAGGCTGAACCGTTGAATAATTCTGTGGCATCAGCTTTAGAGCTAGTATTTCCTCCACACACTAACCCTGCATTTTGTGAACCACCTGATGCCATACTTTCTTTTGCCACCGATATGTTGATGCTATTGGTAGACCAAACGGAACCATTGAAAAATTCCGTGGTGCTAACTCTTGTTTGCCCGCTAGTACCTCCAGCAATTAATCCAGCATTAGGAGTGCCCATTCCGGCCATCAAACTTCTAGATGTGCTTAAATTACCACTGGTGGTCCAAGTAGAACCATCAAAAAGCTCTGTGGTGTTAGTCTCACCGCCCACAGTGTTACCACCTGTTATTAAACATGCATTTTGTGAGCCAAACCCAGCCAGAAGTGACCGAGCGGTATTTAAGCTAGAAGCGCTATACCATGCTGTACCATTGAACAATTCGTTTTTATTTGTAATAGTGCCCGTTGTTCCCCCGGCCATTACTGTTGAATTTTGTGCACCACCTCCAGCAGCCTCACTTCTGCCAGCATCTAGATTTCCACTAGCTGACCAGTTTCCAGCACCGTAAATACCTACCAAATCCCCTTCTTGCACATCTGAAGCAATTCTAACAGAGGTTGTAATGTCGGTAAAATAAGGTCTCCAAGTAGCCGGTTCACCTGAATTTAAAGATATCCATAATTGACCCGTATATTGATCTAAATAAATAGCTCCGGCATTTGCTGCATTTACTCTATTGGTAGGTGAGCCATTGCCACGATAAAGTATTCCGCGTACATTGTTAAATGTAGAGCCACTCTTAAAATCTTCATTTCTAATTAATGTTTGAGACATTTATTTTAACCTTTTTATTAAGCTACCAATGGTTAATGGTTTTTGTATGGTTAACAATCCATTATTATCAGTTTTGCCAATTACAATATCTTGCGGAGTTATAAAATCTGATGCTATCACGGTTGAAATAAAGGACAATGTACCTGTTCCTGGATTTTGAGATACGCCAGATGCGTTTGTTACTTCAATTGATGAAGGGCTAACCACTCTTGAAATTATAAAAGTTCCTGCATTTGCTGCTGAAACTGGATTTGCCCCACCAGAAGTAACTACAACCATCATTCCAGGAACAATTGTTAATAAATTTGTAGTAGTTGATAAATTGTAGGTCATTGTTGGTGCTGTGCCCAAAACACTACTAAAAGCTATTGAAGCTAAATTTGTATAATTGGTTATTGACGAATTTAAATTTCTATTTAAAGATAAATATTTATTAGCCGGATAGGTAATTGAGGTATTTGTACCTTGTAAAATTACTGAATTGGTTGTTGACAAAACCCCTATATTTTTGCAATCAGTAGAATTTTTAAATAAAAGTTTTCTATAAATTGTTTGATTGTGAAGTTCCGTTGTACCTACAACTTGCGATCCAGAAGCGGTCGTAGAACCGCCAGCAAACAACCCCGCACTTTGAGACCCGCCCCCACCACCGCCGCCCTTCTGTAAACTTAAATTACCGCTTAAAATCCACGTGGAACCGTTAAACAATTCACTGGTTTGTGTATTTGTTGCTCCGGTTCCAGTGTAACCTCCCGCCATTGTTGAAGAAGTTTGGGAACCAAACAATGTCGGATAATTTCTTATAATGTTTAAATTTGATGATCTTGTCCAAACAGATCCATTGAACAACTCTACTAATGGAGTTTGAGTTGCACCAGCGCTAGTAAAGCCCCCCGCCGTCATACCGCTGCCCTGGGCTCCCGCTTCTCCTGAAGCATATCTAGTTGAAGGTAAATTAGTCGAATTTGACCACACAGAACCATTGAACAATTCTGTAACATTGGTTATAGCACTGGTGAACCCACCTGCCGAAAATGCCGCACTTTGAGTACCTGCCCCGGCCAAGTCAGATAAAGCTATGTTCCTTGCGCCACCCGTTGACCAAATAGATCCATTAAACAATTCCGTGGTATTAAGTCCGGGTTGCGCACCTGTGGTGCCACCAAAGATCATCCCAGCATTCTGAGCTCCTGCGCTGCCTGGCACATTTTTTGCTAAACTAATAGTGCCACTGGTAGCCCATGTCGCACCATTAAATAATTCAGTAACATTGGTTGATGCTCCGCTTGATGTTTGTCCCCCCGCTATAAACGCGCTTGTTTGATTACCGCCCGAGCCCATGAGCCATTTGGATATACTTAAATTACCACTAGCGGTCCATGCACCAACTCCACAAATAGCAACTAAATCACCCACAGCAGGAGCAGTCCCATCAGTAGATGTAACCGCGGAGTTTATAGTCATATTTCTATATCTATTAATTAGATTTGTAGTAGTAACAGATGAAATTTGAACCCAATTAGATGCTCCAGAAGCCGTCTTTCTAAATAAACTGCCACTAGAGGTATTTATAAACAAAGATCCAACCGGAGAATCGGCACTTGGATTTACAGTATCTGATGCTAAAGCCGGGTCTAAACCGCTATCAAATTTTAACTTAGAAATATCTAATTCGGCATTTTCTATATCGTCAAATGTTAATTTTGCCGCCATATTACCACCTACCAATACGATCAAAAGAATAAATATTGCCAGCAAATACCTGAATTTGAGTTCTAGAAATCGCCCTTCCGATTAATAAATCATCCGCTTCAACAGAGGCTTTGACTAACACAGAAGATGGGTTGTTTGTAGTAGAAGCATTCGGATAAAATCTTGGTAGCACTAACCACTTATCAACCCATTGTGTAGCCGTTGTAATAGCTGAATTGGAAGAGGTTACGTTAATATTATTAATAAAACCTTGAAATTTAACTGACAAAGTTGTTGAGGTAACATCAAATGCAATTCCTATGTTATTTGACATTTTATAATTTTCAATATTGGTGATTTTTCTATATAAAGTTTGATTGTGCAATTCTGTTACAGTCAAGTGAGGAACTACGGCGGCGGTGCAACCGCCAGCTACCAGCCCAGCGTTGGGGCCGCCAGCGCTGCCCACAAACGTTCTTTTTGTAGTAATATCGCTGCCGGCAAACCAAGTAGAGCCATTAAATAGTTCAGATGAGAATGCAACGGCAGTTGAGCTTCCGGTGGAACCGCTTGCAATCATGGCTGCATTTTGACTGCCCATTGAGCCTGCACCATATCTAGCCGTTATTAAATTGCCATTTTTACTCCAAGTAGAACCATTGAACAATTCTGTTAGATTGCTCACGGTTGTGTCCACGCCGGTTCGGCCCGATGCTATCATGGCCGAATTTTGCGATCCAAATGCTGATAAAAGCATTCTTTCTAAACTCATAGCACCACTTACAGACCAGGAAGAAGAATTAAACAATTCAGTAGATTTGCTTCTTCCAGAAGTTGTATTTCCACCAACTATAAGCCCGGCATTATGTGATCCAGCGCTCCCGGCAGCATAAACACCGGTATTTAAATTTGCAGATGCGTTAGACCAAGCTGCACCGTTAAATATTTCGGTTGTTGTCACTGGTTCTAGAGAATTATCAGTGGAGCCACCGGCTATGAGAGCTGAGTTTTGCGAACCAGTGCCATTAACCCAAATTCTAGTAAAAACTGTACTTGAACCTAATGACCAAATAGAACCATTAAATAATTCAGTGGTGCTAATTGAATTTCCAGAATCGTTCATGCCGTCAATTATTAATCCAGAGCTTTGAGAACCGATTCCTAAAACTCTGGCTTTGGCAGAATTCAGATTGCCCGCAGTTGACCAGCTTCCAGCACCGTAGATACCTACCAAGTCTCCAATTGATATTGAAGCGTTTGCAGAGGTTGTTGGTGAGGCAATGCCACCGGCAACCGTGGTTACAGGAATAACTGTTGTAAAAGATTGATTATAAGCGGTCCAATCTTGTTCATCAGACCATCCGTTAGGAGAATTTGTGGTATCCCATTCTTTTATGGCAATTGGGTCGGTTGAAGCCATGCCGCCAACAGTCCCGATTGCATAACTTGTTTTAGTTAAATTGCTTTGAGCATAAGTTACGGTTCCAGTAATGGCAAAATTATTACCTTTGGTTAAACTGATTGAACCAGGATATATATCAGCTTGCCTAATTTTTGACATTTAACGACTCCACAAATACAGCAAACTGCCAACAGTCAAGGAAGATGTTGCAACTTCAAATGTTTGATCATTTAATCTTCTATAATCTATAACCGAAATAGCTCCAGATGTGACTCCGTATGTGTTATTAATTGGAAATTGCTGAACACCATCTATGCTCATTAATAATGAATTATCTGAAAAGCCAGTGTCCACAAATGTAGTGTAAATAGTTCTGGTATTAGAAACAGTTTCTCTAAAATATCTTTGTGAGCCAATTAAATTATCATTAACCCCAGTATAAAAGCAACTAACCTTATCGGTTGTAGTTAAGCTAAAGGCGAAACCTATTGAAGCCGCGGATGCCGTATAATCAACATTTGCGCCGCGCTGTAAGCCATTTAAAAATACGGCAACAGTTGAAGTGTTAGACATTAATGTATCTAAGGCTACAACTGATGTAATTGAGGTTAAGACTTTGCTGGCCTGAACATAGGAATACGGAACAGTGCCACCCCTGGCATACATACAAACAATTTCATCTCCAGTAAGGGGAGCGTTAGAAAAAGTTAGTTGTTGATTTGCAAAATTATAATCATGAGTAACCGATGTGCCCTGGGTTTGATAAAGACCATTTTTGAATACGACTACGGCCGTAACGGCTACTGGTGAGTTTGCAATGGTAAATGAAACGTTGGCACTATTAATTGTTCCGGATGGAATTTCTTGGGTCCATTTGTGAAGCGTATTAAGGCCAAAGGTGCCAAAAGAAGCGGGATTAAAGCCGCTACTACTATCAGTATTGTCACCAATTAGATACGAAAGACCATCAACACCAACATAAACATTATTATCAGCTAATTTCCTAGCAATAACCAAAGTGTTTTCGGCCAATGGTAAATTGGCCATCGATGTTACAGAAACTGCTAACGACGTGCTGACATTTCTATCTATGGTAACATATCCGCAAACATAACTTCCCGCTAAATTGGCGTTACCAGCTGGTATCCAATTAACTGTACCAGAGCCAGGACCATTTACGCTAATTGTAGCGCTAGCATTCCACGTTACCAAACCGGCAACGTTACTAACCGTTCCGCCACCCATTAAAGTGATATTCTTATCCTGAGCTTTATTGGCCATTGCCGTTGAAAGCTTAGAAACTCGGTCAGTTAAATTATCAGTAGAAGTTCCGCTATAATTTACTTGTGTAGGTGAGGTAATGGCCCCGCTAACTGTAGCTGAATATGGCGGAACGGTTAAAGATTCATTGGTAGAGCCAGAGGTCATAGCCCCGATGAATTGTAACACATTTTCAGAGGTGTTGTCTGAAATTTGACGGCTTTCGCCTTTTTGTAATTCGCCCCAATCTCTTAAGTAAATTACGGACCGACTTACCAAATCATTTCTAGAAGCGATCCAACGTAAATTACCTAAAGAAGTTTGCCCAAGAACATTTTCTGGACTAGTTACAATTAAATTGGATGTTGGATAATATGTTTTATTATATTGTAATGTTTGTGTGCCAATTGAGCCATTGTAAGCACTGGTTAAAACAGCATATTTAGCATTTGAACTACTTGTAACAGCGCCTATGGTGTCATAAAATTCAGATAATTGTGTATAATATCTCGATGAATCAGAAAATACCTTTACGAAGTCGCCCCGATCTGTGGTTGAACTATTTGCAGTTAAGACTGTAAAATCGCCAACATTACCAGCAATAATGCGTCTAGTAACGCTTGAAGCGGCGGTTTGAACGCCAGCCGGTACCGTGGCTAAACTTGGAGCAAAAACTACATTGGCCGATAATAGTGCATATCTAGTTAAACTAACGGCTAAAACACTACCATTAGACATGGTAATGCCGGTAGCATTTGATTGAATTTTATAATATGCCGAAGAGAAAACATTTCTTATAAAAAGGTCATTTGACCATTGCAAAAGACCCGTAGTTGCATTATTATGAGTTATTACACCTTCGCCGGTCAAATAACTAAAATTGGCATCTTCGGCTACGGAAAATACACTTAATCCACCCGAAGAACCGCCACTACCTGTTCCGGGTTCAAACCAAAAAGCTGTGCCCTTGACTTCCTTGATGCTGGTCTCTACTGCTTCAATCCAAGAGCGTAAACTATCTATTTGCTTATCAGCACCCGTGAACGGATCTACCGAAGCAGAAGAGGTTGTAGCACCAGGTTCAGTACGGCCAGCTGACCAGGGGTAATTGTAATTTGGATTTGGTGAAGCACCACCAGTACCTAAGCGAAAGAATAAATCCCTAGAATCTGTAATACTGGTAGCTATATTACTACTATCAGTAACCACAACAGCTATTGGCAACAAATTACCAAAACCAGTTTGATTAATTACAATTCTATAATCTAAAATAGTTGATGCGGGCAAAACTCTACTAAACTCTGCTTCTGCATCAGCATCCCAAAAATACGTTTGTTCTGTAGATTCTTCGTCTACAACCCTGACCAATTCAATGCCAACATAATTGGTTGAACTAGACGCAAACCCACCAATAACTTTTGCATTAGTCGAATTAAGAACTTCACCAGTAGACCCGTCATCTACATGTAAAATGGTCCCGCTTTCACTGGCTAATGTGTGCAAAATAGTGGCGTTTAAGCTGTCTAAGGTTAAATTGCTAGCTATTGCAGAAAATGAACTACTATCAATATTAATACTAAAACCACTTAGAATATATCCACGGGTGGTTCCGGTACAAAAATTGCGCAAAACAGTGTCGAAATCAAAGGCTACAGCTGATTCTACTGAACGCCAAGTTGACGTTGTTAAGCGAGCCTGGCTATAAAGTCTTTTTTGCGCCCGTACCGCCACTTATTTAACCACCTTTAATTTATAGATTATTTTCATTAGATGCCTGTAAATGCTAATTGAATATAAAAAGATTAAGTTTAAGGTAATTGTTGAGGAACGCCGTCGTAAGGAAATACACCCTCTGGGCTCGAGCTTAAGGCTACAAATCCGGTTCCGGCCATGTTCACCACCATCATTCCCTTGGCCGCAACACTATTTTGTACAGAATCTAGGGTACATGCTTTTATATTTAATAATAAATTGCCACTATTTCTTTCCAGAATGGCCAACGTAAAATATGGGGCAGAAGTGTTGGTACCGGGATATAGGGCCAAACCACTGTCTTCTAAAGATGTTTGTAACAGTCTTGTTCCACTTAAATTAAAAGTACACCTATATGGCCCAGGGGCAATTTCAGCAGGAACAATGCTATCAATAGTGTAAATAGGTCTGTTTCCATAATCGATGGACCAGCTCGCCTCAGTACAAAAACCCACCACAGAGCCGTTTAGAATGACCTTAACGTTTGCTGCAACTACTGTTCTGGCCGTTTCTCCGGCAAATGAATTAGATGCCATCTTTTATCCTTTATGGACCAAAAATCCATAAAATGTCGGAATTTGTCTTTCCTTGATTGCCAAAGCCTGTATCAGAGGGATATTTTACCTCTACAGAAAAGCCCAAACCAGCTCCTTTAATTCTATTAATTACGCTAACACAACTATTCCTGGCTGTGCCCAAATCAGTTAAAAAGCTACCCTTATCAGAATCATCTCCTGGGGGTACATATTTGCTTTTATTTTTTATAAAAATAACATCTGAGCCAACAGGATGTGAATGAACAAATTGATAACTAGCATCTAAAAGTATATCTTTACCGTTTAAAACAGCTCTGTAAGGCACCAAAACTTCTTCGTTATTATATCCTATATCAAAATATAGATAACCACCAGTGGTCACAAAGCCATTTGTGCTTTGAACGGTTAGTATATTATAATTGCCCGCTTGCATGATGGCAGTTTCTGTAGTTGAAGAAACATTGGTTAAAATATAATCATTTAAATTAACCAAATAATTAGTTTTAAATAAATTATCTAAATTTCTTACCGAAGCGGTTAAGGTTACAGTTACCCTACTTTGTTCGCCAAATAATGTTTCTCCGGCAGTAAAGGTTCCTTGAACATTACCCAAAATTGAGGACAGTGAAGAAGTTTGAGATGATAAAATCCCGCTTGCCGTAGAAGTAAGACCAATTATCGTTTCACCCGATGTAAAAGTTCCACTGGAATGGGTTAAAGTATAATAAACTTCAGAAATATATGCCCCGCCTTCCGTTGGAGTTCTTTCGATTACAGATGTGGTCGCTGGTATAAAAACTATAGTTTCGTTAGGCTCGCCTTCAATAACTGCTGCATATTGTTCTTGGCTGAAAACCGTTCTTTTCGTGGGCGTAAAAAATGTTATATTATTAACATTTGATATAGTAAGCGTTTGCGTAACGCTATTTTGATTTAATATTTCAAAATAAGAAAAGCTAACCGATCCATTAACAACATTAGTTATTGTAAAGCTGCCTTTATTACTATCATTAAATTGAGAACCTGACACCACAACATAATCATCTTTAGAAAGAGCTACGAACCCAGGATCTTGTCCAGCAATCCAGGTAAATCTAGTAGTTATGCCATTTAAATTGGTAACTCCGCTGGTATAATTTTGAATTCTTAATTGAGTCGTAGTACTTTCTGTGGTATTAATAAACGTATTAAATTTTAAATATAAATTGGCCGTACCACCTACAATTCTAACTGAGCCGGCGGTACCTAACGTATTTGTAAATAATCTAACCTTTTCATTTTGACCAGATGCGTCAAAATAAGCTAATGCGAAAGCACTCGCACCTATTGTACTTAATTTCTGAGAAATAACGCTGGACAACTCAATGGCTGTAATATTGCTAATTGAATCAAAGTCAGATGTTTCAAAAACAATGTTATAAACGTGTTTTTCGTCAATTATAATTGATAAATCCGTACCATTAACCAAAGAATAATTTTCAGAAAGCTCTGTTTCAGCAAATGCCCTAGTAAGAGATGTATCAAAATAGATATCTAAAACATTTAAAATTGCATTTCTTGAAAGTTCAAAATTAGTAGTTTCTGTAACTATTCTTCTATAGGCGCTATCAGAAATGCCGATTCCAAATGGTCTGGCAATACCGCAATTACTACCGTGTATGTCAAGAAATTGTCCTTCGGCAGTTTTAGCAAATAATGATTTGAATAATTCTTGAGCATTATTATCTAAAAAATCATCACCCGCAGCAATACCCTGAAGCCAAGAATTTATATTTGGCCCACTTATTGCTGGATTCAGTAATGTTCTTAGATAATCGTATTTTGCCATATTAATTGCCCAACAAACTTACAGCTATATCTTCTTGGCTAACGATAAGGGCTTTTTCTGAATATCCGACAGATATAACATCATTTGAAGAATTATATGTTGGGAAAATAATGCTGGCCGCTAAAACGCCATTCACACTGGTAACTGCGGTAATAATGTCACTTAATGGAATGCTTTGACCGATTAAAGAAGAATTAACCACAGAGGCAATGGAGGATTTTACAGTATTCTCAATGTCCTGGAATTTAATTCCAGTTTTTAACCTTACACCAACTGAAATTTTAATTCTCTTAGGCAGAGGAGGTCGCAGATCAATGTAGGCTGATGTAGCCTTTATACCTGGATAAAGCGTGGAATTTTCTGGGTCACCATAAACGACCTTGGTAGCTTCAGCGATTAATCCATTGTAATATGAATACCCATCTATACCGAAATTAGTATCCGTATCAAATTCTAATTTATTCAAAGCATCAAACACGAATTCAAAAGAATCGCTTATTTTGCCACTCAATTGAGCAATATAATCACCGATAACGATATCTTCATAAATTGAATTAAGGGCGCTCGGGGCAGCTATCGCTACAACCGGTCTATAAAAATTACTGGTATCAGCATTGTAAAAATTAATATATGTAAATAAATTACCAGCTAAAGATGTTAATGAAACGGCACTACTAAAATTACTATCTATGGTTAAAGTTTGAGTGCCAGATACATTTGACACAGTATATGAACCATCATTTGCAGAACCGAGAACATTTCCAGATAATACCAATGAATCCCCTGGCAAGATTGAATCAGAGCTGTAGAATGATAAATTTGAATTGGCCGATAAGGTAGTTCTTTCTTCAATAGCGCTTGAATTTTCAACCCAAAACCCAGTAGAAACGGCCCTTACAACTCTATAAGTTCCAGCGTTTTCCGCATTAAACACCGTACCTGGGGCAATAACCACAAAATCACCCTGAAGAACATTGGTAAATACAGGGGCGGTTCCTACACCAGTATAAACAAAAAATGCGAAATTGCCGTGTTTTTCTACTTGTATTTTTGTAGTATTATCGCCAGAATGAGTTCTGGCAGTATAAAAAGAACCGCCAGTGATGCTCAAAGTACTCGGCAATGAAATACTGGCTAAAGAAGAAGAACTTAATCCAACATTTTTTGACAAAGGTAGCGTAGAAGATAATTTTATCCAAGCACCAGAATAAAGCCCTGCCGAGGCCCCCGCCGTTGTTCTAATCAATTCGTAAGCTACAGGACTACCCACCGGAAGGGCTGTTCCTACGATTGTACCTCCAGCCGAATTAGCGGCTCCACCGTCAATTTTAACGGCTCCAGCAGTACCCACTATTGAAGAGGCAATTTGTATTTTTCCACCTTGATCAGAAGCTTTTATTTCTCCTAAATTGGCTATGCCAGAAACTGCCGGTGAACCAAAAAATGCAACCACTTGTTTAGCTGTATGAGGAATTAACTTAAATTGTTCGCCAACCAAAGTATAAAGGCCATTGGTTAGGCTAAAATTCGCTTCCGTGGTAAATTGTGGTGAAGCGGTCAATGTGGCATTATTAACCCAATTTTCTCCATCAGATAATTGAACATAATTTTGCGTTGCACCAGTAAAATCTCTAATAATTCTATTTACCAGGCCAGAACCAGATTCACCTACACCTAAGCTAGCTGTTACATAATTATTAACATTTTGATTCATCCATGAAATCAAATTGTTTGCAGTAGCCGTAGCAGAAATTGGATAAAATTTCAAATTAGATGTTGCACCTAAAGTTTTGGCAACGCTTTCAGAAGTTGCACTTGCATTATAATTTGTTACGGTAAATGTCGTTTGAGAAACGTTAGTGACCCTAAAGATTCCTTGATTACCGGCTGTAAAATTGGTATTTGGACCAATGTAGGCTATATCACCGGCAATTACCCCATCACTTACAAAAGTGGGCGTTGTACCAGAGTTCCAGAAATAAGTTGCATTAGGCGCCGAATATGATATAGTAAAAGAAGTTGTTCCATCATATGTTGCGGCTCTTTGACTATCAGATGATAGTAAAACAGTTAAATCAACGCCACCAGCAGTATTTCCAGAATTTAAAGTATATGAAAAGCTAGTATTTGGACCATAAGGATATCCCAAAAAGAATCTATATTGATTTCCATCCGGACCGTATTTAGCAGATCTTACAATAAATCCGTTATTACTCCCATCGGCATCAACAATTGCTCTAGCCCTGGACCACAATTTATAATTTGAAAAGTCGAAAGCACCACCAAAAGAGGTTGTTAAGCCAATGTTACCCCCATCCACATCAGTGGCCGAAAATGAATTGGCCGTAGGACTTGGACTAGAGTTTACAGAAATAGTTCTGAAGGCATTTAATTTAATAGATTTTTCAACGGGAGAATTATCAAAAACAAGAAACAAGGAATCCGTGCCGGAAAAATCAAAGGCATTAGCAATATAAGCTCTATCACCAACAAGCCTATCTTTTATAGTTGGTTTAGCAACCAATGTAACCGTAGTTGAACCAGATACGAGATGTCTAATCCCTGTCCAATTATAAATATTATTTCCAAATCTATTGGTAGATGAAGTATTAAAGGTTTTAACAAATCCAGCCATTTTATCTGGCGAAATGGTTACAGAAGTGGTGCTATTGAATAAATAAGTAGTAGTTGATGTATCATTTACTGATACAATCAAAGGCGTTGTAAATAAAGGCGTGCCTATTTCTTTGTTGGCGCTTTCAACGAAGCCTATGTGACTTGTTGTAGAAAAATCATCATCACCTATTGTGAAATCAAATGTTTGTCCATTTAAATCTGCTGTTAAAAAGTAAATTTGACCAACATCTTCATTAAATGTGTTAGTAGTTAATCTGATTCTATCAGTATCGGCAACTTTTGACTCTATTCCAACTAATTTATTAGAATTAATTGTTTCGGTCCATTGAATTAAAGATTGATTGATAGGGCCTGTTCTAAAGTCTTGTACAATGCCATTGCTTCTTACAACTTTGAAGCTATCGTTATTAACCAAAGTGTAAGTTCCGCCGTTACCGTTAGCCTTTTCTACATCAATATAAGTGCTAGCATCGGTATTACTAATTCTAAAATAACCTCTATTATCAGCATGAGTTATAGCTGTATCCCAAATAATAGCCCAGTCACCGATGCTAGCATTAACGAAAGTGTTGGCCGCAGATGTGTATCTCCAAATGTTTGTGCCAACATTTGTAACAGTAATGTTTGCACCAGAAATAGCAGAAGTGCTGATTATTTCAACTTCAGAATCATTTAATGTAAATAAATTAGCCGTCGCAGCGACGTTGACTATGCCAGAAGTCAAAGCATCTGTTTGAACATAGGCTCTAGTATCTGATGTACCAGCTTGAAATGTATCACCAGTTTCAGCAGCATCGGTAAGAATAACTTGGCCCGTACCTCTAATTAAACTATAATCAGAAGATTGACCTTGGCTCAATTCTACAGAAAACACCCCGCCGACAGTTACTAACGTTCCGCCAACAATCTCAATGCTAGCTAAATCACTTGCACCTTTATTAGATTTAATTTGTAGTATATTACCAGATACAACGCCTGTAGCCCCTGGAATCGTACTATTTACGGCATTTGCCCAAGCTTCTAGGGTGGCGCTTTGAGGGCTATACGGAGATAAATTACTTGAATCAAAAGTGTATGTAGCATCGGGCGTGCCATCAACAGATAAAATTAACGTGTAGCTAGAAGAAGATAGCCCCCAAGGATAAGCGATACTTTCAACCAACGCTTCTGAACCATCTTTGATTAATTCATCGTCATTTTTATAAAGTTTTAAGGTATACTGTCTTCCTGTTTGGAAATTGAATATTTCATTGGCATCGGTTCCGGAAATTGGAACGGCTATTTCCATATCCTCATTTGTATCAGCTTTTGCGCTTAAAACTATTTTAGTGGCGCCTTCGGCTGTTCTAGCTGTAAATAACAAATCTGAATTAGCATTGATACTGGCTACAATTTCATAGGCTGTAGCGCTGGTAATATCAAAAAAATCAGCAGAGGAGAATGAATGTTCAGATAACACGCCTCCCACTTGTAAAGCTAATTTTGAACCATCCGTCAATAAAAATGGTTGACTTGATAAAGAGGTGATTTGAGCTTTAACTAAGGCCGGATTGACCAATTGTAGGAATTTTTGTCCACCAACAGCGTTATCTAGAATAATTTCTTCGCCAACACCTGTATAAATTGGCTCGTATGCCGTACCATCATCTACATATAAGATAGTAGGATCATTACCTGTAGCTTCGGCAATTGAGGCAGAAATTATTCTTTTTTGTTCGTCGGCAGCAACTAGGTTTATAACACCGTTTAAAATAGATTGATTTGTACCATTAGTATTGGTTGAATTTTTCTTTTTAATTCGGTCTCTTAAATCTATATCACCTTCTTCATCACGCGCGTTGGTAAAAGGAAATTCGTTGCTAACCGATAGATTTGGAAAAGGAGGTGATGGAAAATCAGTAATTGCATTTGATGGAACGTTGCCAGTAGTGCCTAGCGATTCACAAATGCAAGATACGCCCGTAACAGTATCTTCACCGTCTAGCAAAATGGCTGAATCTAAAATAGAAAATGAAACTGGGGCGTCGACGCCAATTACACCAGTGTTAACCAAAGTTCCAGAGGGGATCGTTCTGTTACCGCCTTGAGCCAATATTACCGATTCACCTGTATTATGGAATTTATTGGTTGAAGCGTTTAAGGTTATTTTATAATAATTTCCTACAGCAACAATTGCTGTATAAGGAATTGGTCCTTCAATATTAACCGTTCCGCGTCCAATATATAATGAACCGGTACTTGGCCAAGTTGAAGCGTCATTTACATAAATAATTGACGAATTGGCAATAGGAGCTGGTAAACCTTGATAAATGGTAGTATTTAATTTTGTAAAGCTATTGTCAGTAATGGTAATTGGACCAGAGGATTTTGATGCAGGTAATCTTGATAAACCTCTTTGAGCAGCCAAAAGGTCTAAAATAGCTCCTTCTGCCCTATCGATATCAATTGAATCAAGAGCTGCTAAAATGTCATTTGCAACACCAAAATCGCTTTCGGCTGCACTTTCAAGAATTGAAAGAAGCACTGAGCCACTTTCCAAGTCCGATAGACCCGCTTCGGATTGGACGCGACGAATCATTAAACCCAAGATCTGTTCATACGAACGTAATTCTAATGCCATTTTTTCACTTGTAAATTAAAGGTGGGATTTATCATAGATTAAGTTTAAGTGCTAATACGGAAAGAAAAGGGCAAAACGCTGTTGTTTGCATTCACAGTAACGCCTCCGCTTAAACGTAAAATAGGTCCTTGCAAATCTACAGAAATAAATTGAACTTCGCCAAATCTAGCATCGGAAATAATGGTAGAAATTGCTTGATCTTTGACTTCATTTGCCGTAATATCGGTAACGGCGGTTCCGGGTTGTAAACCAGAACCGTATGAAGGATGTCTCAATAAAGACCCCTTTTCAGTAATAAACTTTAATCGCAAAGCTTGCTGTAAATTGGCCATGCCACCAACAAGAACTACTTTGCCAGTTTTACTTAAAACAACATCATTATCGGAGCCAAGAGCGATATCCACGCCTGTAAAATTGGATAATTGATCTATATCTTGAAAGTAATATGGCAATGGTCTCAATCTTGATGGAATATTATTTGGAGCATCATTTGAAGGAATGAATATGGTATTATTAGAATTTACAGTGCCTTTGGCAAAATATTGAATTTTTGCCTCATCCCCCAATTCCAATATGGACAAATTGTCATCACCATCTACCGTTATCAAATAATTATTATTATTCAATCTTTTAACATTTACAATAGTTCTAGAAAATGGTACCACAACTTCACTGCTTAAAATGATTTTTTGACCGATATATAACGCAGACCCGTCTTCAATAGAAATATTGTTACCATTGCCATTACTTAATAGACTTTGATAAACACCATCTTCATCAATAAAAGGTGGGGCCAAGCCGTTTAATAAAGCTATTTCAATAGCTCTTCCAGAATCATCCAGATAGTACCGAGCTATTTCTTCTAAAGTTTTGCCATATAATACAGGAACGGCAATTTTACCAGCAGATTCACGAACATTTAATCCAGCAGATGAAGCTAGGCTGCCAATAAAATTAAATGACTCATTAATGGAATTGTCTCCGGCCACTTCAAAAGCTGTAAACTCATCTAAAATTCTAACTAAATCTCGTATAGCTTTTAATAAATCCATCTCTTTTCGGGACGGTCTTCTAGTTACAGAAGGGTAATTAACGCTATAATAACGTAACGTGGTATCGGTAGTTGTGTCGCCCAAACCAAATGAAACGGCACAATCTCTAGAAAACTGCTCTGCAAAAGATTTCATTTTAACAAAGTCTTGTCTATTGTAGTTTCTAACCCTGGCGATTTCATCTGCAATCTTATTTTGTAAATTGGATGGTATATTAAGTAAATCTAAAGGAATTGCATCCAATAAAGGTCCGCCAAAATTAGAATCACTTAAGATTTTATCTAATAAAGGCGTAGAAGAAACGGGCTTGTTTACTGAACCGGCTGCCGGACCTGGTCTATCAGCAGCAACATTTGTACCAGTAGAGCCTGATTGGTCATTTGTGCTTAATAAAGCGGATGTAGTTTGATTGCCTTGAGTATCTGGGCTCCCTTGGTTTGTTTCACCCAAAAGGGTATTTATAAAGTTTTTAGGAAACTGATTAAAACTTTTTTCAACAGATTTCCAAGCTCCTTCTACATCAGCTACAGCTGATAAGATCGGTCCTTTTGCCGCCAAAACTAAGTCACCCGGTAAATCAACTATAGTTTTGGCAATACCGGCCAAGTCTTTACCAATTAGAATCAATTCTCTAACAACATTAACCAATCTAGCAAAGTCTGCCCTAATGGCATTGCCTATATTAGCCACTTGTTGTAATATCTTTCTAACTCCTTGTAATGCTTGAATAATGCCTTGTATTTTACCTATATTCTCAAAAATTCCTTGGGATAAAGATTTGTCCAAAGAATCTTTAGCTCCACCGCTAATTTTAATTCTTTTCCAAGCTTCTAATTGCATTGTGTAACGATATTCTAATGGACTATCGGCACTGCGCTGCATTGTAAATCTTTTTGGAGTAATTAAATACGTAGTGTTATCTTTAGCAATATCCAGAGCTAATCGTAAATCGCGATTTTCTGGTCTTTTAGAAATATCAGCCCAAAGGTCTAAAAAATCCTTTAATTTGTGAAATTGAGCATAACCAGTGTTTTCCAACTCGGGTGTGTTGGTTGCACCAACACCACCAACCGCTTGAAGTTGACTTCTAACGTTTTGAACTTGTCTACCAACAGCTTGAGCTGAACGAAGTGTATTACCGGCTAATTCTCCTAAAATTCCAGAAGAATACGATTCTGCGCCCAATTGTCTAAATGGCAATACTCCGGTAGTACCGGCAATCGTTATCATTCGCAAAGGAGCGCCATTATTTTCAATTAAAATGCCATCACTCAAAACGGTTGTTTGATTGGCAAAAATTGTATCAATACTCAAATTTTGAGGAGCTATTGGTAAAACGAAGATTGGTTGAGTTAATTGACCAGAAATTAATCCGTTTCCTAAAATGGAATATTCTGTATTATCAGAAGGAGAACCGGTATTTAAAGGATTTTTAACCTTGCTTTCGGAGGCTTTAAGAATCATAAGCCTATAAGGCAATAATTTATTCCAATTATCTGATTTAAAAAGAAAATTTTGTGAAATCGGAAAAAATTCACTTTCTGCAATCTTTTGATTAATTGCATCTTTTATTACATTATAAATTTCTGTGCCTGATGCATTTTTATTTGCACCAAACGAAATTACTTTATTTTGTAATAATGCCATAATATAAGGTTAAGGTTTTAGACTATGGGAAAAGCAGTTGGTGGAGGCAAAGCAATAATAGCCTGACCTCCCTGAGAAACGCCATATATAGCAGCAGCTATGGTATTAGCAGCAGCCGTTAAATCTAAGTTGCCTTGAGTATTAGCTAAGAAAATTGGTGGCAATAAAGCACTTAATGTAGAAATTGAAGGTGGTGGTGTAAGTACCGTAGCAGTGGGGAAAAGCGTAGAAGCTAAAGGAACCATTGCCGCCCAAAAAGCATTGACAGCATCGGCTATTTTTTGAGCTCCTTGGCCAGAATTGGACAATCCAGTTGCGGCCGCTATAAAGGCTGCTTTTGGAAGTGATTGAAGGCTCAATGGAACAATTGGGACCGGACCGGCCTGAGCCGTGCTCATAAAATCTACATAAGCACTAGCTAATTTTTCAACGGCAACAGATTCCTGATCAGTTGGAGTCATATTGGCCAGACCGGCAGCTAATGTGGCTTGAATTAAGGGCATAATTATTTAGGCAATTTAGATGATTTGCTAATTATAGCATCATCCCAACTAGGCGCTGGCCCGCTACCGGCTAGTATGGTGCCCGACGGCCCAACGCCCGTTGGAACTTTTGCAGTCTCTATGTAATTTTTTAATTGGTTATATAACTGTTGCAAAGGCTCTGCTACGGCAACACTTTTTGCACCATCGCCTAAAGTCATTTTAGCATCACCATCTTTATCTTTTAGTTCTAAGGTTTTACCATCCTTTATTTTAATTTCTATAGAGCCATCTTTTTTAATAGTAATTAAATTATCAGCATCGTTTACCTTTTCTTTACTTGTGGTAGAAAGCTTAATTTCTCCATCATTATTTATTTGAATAAAACTATAAGCTTGTTCTTCTTTCCCTTTATCAGTATCTAATGAACCATCGCTTTTAGTTGGACCAAATCTTTGTAAAAGCAATTCACCATTTTTATCTATATTTACATCAATTCCATTAAATGTAAACTGCAAATAATGTCCATAATCCTCTTTCGGAACTTTTCTATCAGAATCCTTTGGAATATCTATAAAAGGAACGCCACCTAAAATAATGGGCGTTGAAGCACTTCCATTTATCATTGCTACCAATACATAAGTGCCTAAAAGTTCAGAACTTTTTACTTCACCTTTAGTGATTCCAAATACATCTTTTTCATTTTTTCTTAGAGTATACGTTAAATAATCGGCCAATCCTCCAAAACTATCTAATAATTGACAATTATATAGAACAAATTGATTAAACCCATCTGTCTTTTCAGTAATTAAAATATTATAAGTAATAGTCTTAAATCCATTATTGTTATCAGGGTATACGATATCTATTACTTGGCCAATTTTTAAGCTAAAGTTATTGTTTACAAAATTGTCAAAATTGTCATTTGATGACAAGCTCATCCACGAAGGAATAACGAATCCATTATTCATTGTTTTTCTTCCTTAAATTTAATGAACTTTGATTTTTAATTGTTTCTTTTATATAGCCGCCTCTAATATCAGCAAACGATTTGCCCTTTTCAAATTCTTCAAAAATTTCTTTGTCATGGAAATTGTCCAATTCACCATTTTTATGTATACCGTATGAAAAATCAATTGAAGTACTAAAGGTAATCAACCCACTTCCTGATACTTGGTAATTATGAGTTATATTTTCTATATGTCCAACAATTTCTCCAAATTGAACATTGTCACCAACACAAATAGGTTCTTGAATCCCGTAAGTTTGAATATTGCCAGAGTACTTTAGATGTTGATTTTCTAAGAAATCTACCAACAAAGCATTATAAGCGTTTAGAACAGCATCCTCTTGTTCGCCCAAAGAGCCACCGGATTGTTCGCGCTCTTCTGATGTGGTAAAAGCATCATCGGCAATAACAGCCTGGTATGCCTTTTGGCCATTTCTTCTGATATCCCCCGCATCTGCTGCCCATCCGCCATACATTACATTAAATGTAGCTATTGCAGCTGCATTGGAACTCGAGATTACTGGTTGCAAAGTAACCAATACGGTATTTAAACGCATTACGTCACTTTTGCTGATGTCATAAGACATTACAATATTTTGATCTATTTCAAATCTAGGTAAATCTAAAAATTTAGTAGTTTTTAATTTATCATTATTAATTTTAGAAAATGGTATTTGTCTACAGACTAATGTTGGAACAATATCCCCATCACCTTCTGGTTTTGGTCTTAATGTTCCATAAATTTCATTAATAATTGGATTCGAGTGTTCTTGTAAAATGCCTATAATTGTTGCATTCATGTTTGGGGACAGGCCAATAAGTCTTTTACCCCTCAATCTATAAGCTTCATTTGAATTAACGAAAATAGAACCTTCATCGCTGGTGCTAGCAGCAACAACATCAGGACCTAGTTTACCAGAATTACCTGAGGAATACTGTTGAATGCCAACTATTAAAGATATCACATCTGCAAAGGTAAATAAACTATTTTTGTCTGTTTTTTCTTTTTGGCCCAATACTTTAGCCACTTCAGATGGGATATTGAAAGCATTTTTTACAGTGGAATTATAACTTCTAGATAATCCCTGATCTTCATCTACCTGCCCTGGCCCTAATCCTAATAAAACTTTATGAAAAAAAATAAATTGTTCTTGAACGCTTAAATTGTTTTTAATAATATCTAAATATTCAGCACCAATTTTTTTCATAAAATCATTGGTAAACATGATTTTGTCTTTATCGGTTTGATCTGCCGTTGTTAAAAAAGGAGAATAAACCACTTGAGATTGATATGGCATAAATCCAACGGCATTTAGATTATACCTGATGATTTTGGTACCGTTGCCAGAAACTCTGTAATTTTCTTGTATAGTTTGAACTTGGCCAAAAAATTTCAGACCGCTATTAAAATCATTAGCCGGTTTATTTTTTTGCAAATTAGCTATAACGCGATTATAATCTTCATCAGAATTTATAATCCAAGCCATTACATAATCAGATGGACCACACAAAGCTAAATAATTATAACTGTGCGGAGCTAGTACTGAACTTAACGTGTGAGCCAATCCTTGCTTGGATGTGTTCACATTTAATGACAATATATCATTGGTTAAAATCACAGGTTCTGAGGTACGTAACGTTAAAAAATTAGTTAAATCAGGTTTAACAGAATTTATAAATTTATAATTGATTAATTTAACTTTTTTATTTGTATATGGAAATATGGCTATAATAGCTCTAGCCGAATGTTGCTCTGAATCAGAAGAATTAAATCCTATTTTTATATTCTGATAGGCGCCCATTATTTAGAACTTGCTCCAATCTATTGTAATGGTGTCATCTTTTTTAGATGTCTTAGATGCAGGCTTTGAAGGCGTTGCCCCTCTTGCTCCTTGCGTTGGAGTTATTTGTTTAATTTGCTGATTAAAATCGGCGTAAGCCCCGGTTGTTTTCTTCAAAGGATTGACGGCAAGATTTTTAGCCATTTCATCAGCAACCTGTCTTTCAATTCCGCCGCCTAAAACAACCTTTTTAATATTATCTACTACTTTTTCAACAGTACCTGCGTCGGTCTTTTCGCCTTTGATAGCTTGAGTATTGGCCACAATGGCTCGAGTTAATTCTTGCATACTAACATTTAAATTAGCTTCATTATTGGCAATTTGTAAAAGCGGTTTGAATCTTGGATCATTAGGATCGGTTAAAATTTTGGCCGTTTCATAAGTCTCTTTTATAGCTCCAGAAAGAACCGTGGCCACTTCTTTTTGACCCAAAAGACTATCTCTAACACCTTCCATAGAACTATTTAATGTGGCTAAAGTTCTATCTAAAGTTTTACCACTAACATCTTCTATGGCACCCTTTCCTTGCAAAACTTGACCGGCTTTTAAGTCAACCATTCTATCAGCTTGATCTTGAGTTAAACCTCTGGAAACAACATATTCATTGGCCAATTGAGCTTTGGCCACCATGGCTTCTTGTCCACCTGCGCCTATTTTTTTTCTAAAAGCAGCCAAGCCCTCCTTGGTTGAAAGCGCTCCAAATCTACCGCTACCAGGTTTTTCCGCTCTAGTTACATCCAATTCGGCTTGCTCATCAAAGCCAGATAGGAATTCCTCTAATCGCCTTTTACCCTCTTCACCACCTCCACCGGCCTTTTCCAATATAGCTCTTTGACCCTCTGTGATTTGACCGGTGGTAGATGCTTTAGATAACGCAAAAACATCGCTGGCTGACATTTGATTAATATCAATACCAGCTTTTGAAATTAATGACTTTACACCAATCATACGCATAGCTTGTAAAACAGGATTGTTGCCGCCACCGCGCATACTCATTTCTGTTGCAACGGCCGTTTGGGCAGCCGCTATATCAGCGCGACCAACTTCTGCGGCCTTTTTACCGCCCAAAGCCGTTTCCATTAATCTTTGAAAAGTGTCTAGATCTTGTGCACGGGCATGCCCTTGATTGGCTATTTGAATGGTTGCTCCAACCAAATCCTTGACTAAAGAGGTCTCCACACCTTTTTTAGTACCTTCCATCATAGCTTTTTTTAATTGTTCCATAACAGTGGTTTGTTTTGATAAGCCGGTCATTGCACCACCCAGCAAACCTCCTGTTTGCTCAACCGTAGCAAGACCCTGACGTTGCATTTTTAAAGCTGCGCCAATATCCAATCTTTCTTGACCCAATAAACCAGATTGTCCTACCATGCCCATGGCAGATAGAATTTCACCCTCACCAAATCCTAGCCTACGACCTGTGCGCAAGCCCTGACAAATTCTACGCGTACCTACAGCCTCCATGGCGCCCATACGTCCACGGGCCTTACCCATACGCTCAGAGGCCAATTCTCTAACGAATGAAGTGGAAGCTAAACCTGCTTCCATATTTCTTTGATTCATTTCGGCTAAAGCGGCTTGTCTAGCTTCAGGCATTGCTAGCAAATCGGCATTATTGGCAACATTCATTCCTAAAGCGCCCAATGCGCCGGTCAATGCACCAGCAGGGCCTCCTACAGCCATGCCACCCGCACCTCCAGCAATAACATCCCCAATTCCAGAAATTACTTTACCGGCGGCCATTCCTTTAAATTCACGGTCGGCCGCGTTAACACCACGGCCTAATTTACCAGAAGATGCTAAAATGCCCAGGTCCAAACCGCCCGATGTAAATCCAGAAAGGTAGGTATTTGTTAAACTATCCCTTTGAGCCTCGTAACCCATCTTGCGACTTTCAAAGCCGCCGGCAAAATTTGCAATTGAAGAGCCTACCCTACCTGCCGTAGCCGAAATAGCCGCTACTTTTAATAAATCAAATGCAGAAACGCCTCCTAAAGTTTGCTTAGCTTCATCCCGACGCTGACCGTACTGTTGCATACGGCCCATGCCCTCTCTGGTATTTTTTATTACCATTTGGCGCTCATGTTCTAAAGCTTTCTTTTGAGCATCGCTAGCATTTTCTATTTGAGTTGTAAGATCCTGGTATTTTTTGATATTGAGATCAAGCTGTTTGCTTTGATCTTTAAGCGCGTCATTCATAAGGCGCAGCTGTTTTCTGGCATCGTCCTTGACCATTGATCGCATCATTTTACTTAATGACGCATCAATTTGATTAATCAAAGGATTAATCTTTTTCATTTCGCCGAACATACGGTTAGCATTTGTTTCAGCGAAAGCATCTTTGAAAGCTTTATTTAATTTTTTGAGAGCCGCTTCGGTTTGCGCGGTATTGACCTTAATATCGGCAGAAATCTGTATCTGTTTATTATTAGCCATTTATGCGGCCTCTTTTTGTATAGTTAAAACACCTAAAATTATTAGTTTTGCAATATACTCTTGCTTTTCTCTCGTATAATCTTTTTTATTAGCTCCGCTTTTAATGATATTTTCTGATTCCCACATTGGTTGCAAATTTCTATAATTAAAACAAGCTCTTTGTTCTTCGGGATTGGTCAAATCAAATGCCGTACATGGTATTATATGATCAATGTGCCAGCCACCTTTACCATAATTATACCAAGTCATATCTAATTGAAATAGTGACTCCAAATACCTAGCTGCAAAATCAGCAGTGCAGCCTAACAATTCTATTGTTTTGTACGCCTTACTGCCATATTGTAATTTTATTGCCATTCCAATTCTAGATCTGAGTGTAATGTTTATTCGGTACACAGGATCTTCTTTTGAACGCTTTTTTGCATACTCAGTAGTATATGTTGGATTATTTTTACGCCATCTTTTATTTTGTATCCTTTTTTTATCAGACCGCTTGTATCTTTCTTTACTTTTCTCTTTATGATGTTCGGAATTGTCTTCATACCATTTTTTGCTAATCACTCTACGACATATTTTACAAACAGAATCTTTATAGGATCTCTTTTTATCTTTAAAGGCAAATTCTTCACTACTTTTCTCAATTTTACATGCATTACATATTTTTGTTAATTTTTCCATTTTAAAACTCTATATCAAATTCCTCTAAAGGTTCAGATTGTGTGGCTTTTTTATTCTCTTCGTCCAATTTTCTCTGTTCTTTTGCCAACTCTTCTTTCACCCAATCATCATCATCTTCTTCTTTTTCTTGAATTTTATCAGGATATAGTAATTGATTTTTATACTTTAAAAAATCATCATCAGATAGGTTGGCTATGAATGATTCATACCTGTGTAATAATATATGGTGAAGGTCCATTTTTTCTACCTCAGGGAGCGGTATATGAAATTCTTTGGAATACCATCTACAAAGCTTCCTCATTTCTGAGGCAAAATCGGGCTTTTCACGACTTTTTAAAGCCAATATTTCAATTGCTTTAAAATCATCTAGCATGTTTAACCAGAGGTTTTCATCTCTGCCATGGCATCATTAGCTTTTTTGGTCAATTCTTCTCGGTATTTCTCTTCAACTTCAATGACTTTCTTGAATAATTCGACTAAAACATTGCCATCAACCATGTCTGCTAAATAATTACTTTCAACAACCCATGTAGGACATTTGGATACCCTATGTTTTATTTGAGATATCATGGCGGCTATGGAGCGTATTTCTTCAGGAACAGTAGCTTCATCTTGGGGATTGCCCATAAATCGCCGTCTATCAATATCTACAGCAGCCATGCTACTAAAGCTTAAAATAGGCTTCACCGTGAAGTCACCGGCCCAAGTTTGTCTGGAAGTTTCGCCAAGGCAATTGAATGTAAAAGTAACTGGCTCACCTATCATCATGGATGAATTCTCCTAAGGGGTTATTTAGTTTTAGATGATTAAATGAGGGAAAGGATGCTAATTGATCGAAGAAAAATTAGAAGCTGTAGCGCATGCGTAGTTGTACCTGGTACTGGGTTGTGACGTTAACCGCACCTGAAGCGGCTGGAACACTGGCCCGAATGGCTAACATATCGCCATTGACAAAGGTGCTTTCAGTTACCTTGATCAAGCGAATCGTACTCACATCACCTGCTATCGCAACACCCGCGGCAACGTTAGCTGGATTTGTAACTGCATTGAGCTTAGTAGCTGTTAATGAACTTGTGCTAGCAGAGGTAATCAAATATGTACCAACATTAGCCGCATTGGAACCAAGGAATTGACTTGGGGTATTTTGGATGATAATATAATCACCAACGTTTGGCTGAGTTACCCAGGTAGCAGTCACTGTGGCACAATTTAAATTCAAAACAGAAGCTACCGCTGTAATTGAATATGTGGTGGTTGTCAAAAGAACGTTGTTGCTACCCGTTGGCATGCGTAGTTGTGTGCTAGCAGTAACACCGGTAAGGGTTGGAACAGCTAGATTCAGAGCCGTAGCAGTGTTGTTTAACCGGTATAATGAGAAATTGTAACTTGAAGCAGTGGTGCTGGTATTTGAAATACCATTTGGCACCATTAAATTCATTGAAACAACTTGCCCACCGGTTGGCGCAACAATAAGAGGAACATCGATGCTTACTGCGGTGCCGCTAGGAGCTGGCAAGGTAAAAGCGGTGTAACAAAGCTCATCGCGATAAACATCGTCAAGAACTTTACCATTCGCAAGCATGGTTCCTAAAGTCAAATCACTTGCTGTAGAACCGTCTACTTGACCATTTGACCAATTTGCTTGAGTTTTACTCCACGCGTCAAGAAGGTCTTTTTGTTTTTGATTCAATGCCATTTTTTATATCTCCCTAGGATTACTCAAGTTTAAGTCTCTTTAAGTTTCTTTTTTGGTTTCTTGCGTCATAGAAACGTTCTTTTTTTGAAAATTTCTACCAAAATAAAGCGCTGAACAGGCCATAAATAATTCAAAAGAATGATCAAAACTAATAAATTTAAATAATTCAAATGATGCTAATATACAGATAAGGAAACTGATGATAACCATTGTAAAGGTTACGCTGGATTCATTATGCCTTGGATTTCTAAGTAATGGAATTGGAATGCCTTTATTAGACATCCAATTTACTAAAAGTTTCCATTTATCCAAAAATACTTGCATATATGAAGTTTAAGCTTATTATTTGCTTTTACGCTTCCTATTCTGTTGTTTTAATTTATTTAAAAATTTACCACTATCTGAATTTTTATTAATTCTATTAAATATAAAATCCAGAATATCTATTCCGCTTATTCTCTTAATATTTTCTAATATAGAGATACCCTCTACTATACTAATGAAACTCATTGCACCTTTTATAATGGGCGTATCTGTAAATATGAATATTTCCAAAACTAGTGAGAAAATTAATAAAAATTCATATATAAAAATTTTACCCAAAGTTCTTCTTAGTGCCCGAGATGAAAAATTATCGCCCTCTTTTAAAGAGGCCCAAGTACCAAAAAAAACATCAGAAAATATTAAGAATAGTATTATCCACATGGATATCTTAATTGGGGCTAAAAATAGGGCTAGCCAAACAAAACACTCTATTGCAATAGAATGCACTGAAATAGTAGAAAAATTACTAAATAATGCCTTAATCATTATCGTTTAGCTGTTTCGTCTAGAAAAGTTTTAATCACTGAAATTGGAATTATTACCGCATAATTCTGAGAATTAACTTCTAATCTCTTATTTTCCATTTCTATAGTAGAAAACCAAGTTATTGCTGAAACGATGCCAACCAAATTGTTATGATCGTCCAACACAGCCCCTCCACTGTTACCGTACCAGATTTTGATGTCTGAATACATTTTGGTAACACCTCTTCTGGAAAAATAACCAGAAACTATACCCTTAGTAACTAAAAAACATCGTCCAGCAGGGCATCCAACCGCGTAGATATCAGAAGCTGGAGGTGGATTTTCTGGGGCTAAAGTTACCGGTTCTATGGGACAATCTTGTAAATATTCAATTAAAGCCAAATCAACACTTGGCAACATGTTAAGAACTTTTGCCGGAATCTTCCTACCGCCACAACTGGCTGTTAAGGTGGTAGCGCCATCAACTACATGGGCAGCGGTAAGAACCTTGTTTTTTGCAATTATTACACCAGAACCAACCGAGTTACCTTCACTTGATTCTGTCCTAATTTCAATTAAGGAGTGTGGCTGTATGCCTATATTCGTAATAAAAAGAAAAATAGGCAATATCATGTAAAACTCCCAATATTTTTAGATTAAGTTAAGTCGGGTCAATTTCTACATCGGTTCTTTCACTTCCATCCATAGAAGCGACAACTCTATTTTTTGTATCAGCCCAGTCCCTAAACGTAACCGTAGCTAGTCCGCCGCCCAAACTTGTAATGCTTGTTTTACCAGTTTGTATTGATAGCATAAGCCTTAAAACATCCTTCATGGTCAAAGGACCTTCTATATTTTCATCAATTGGATTAATGGAATTTTCAGAAACGACTAGGCCCGAGCTGTTTTGGGTTCTAATTGATACTTGATTAACATTGGTTACATCAGCGATGTTGCTATTAGCCCCAACTAAATTAACGGCATACTGACCATTTTCAAAGGTAACTGTATAACCATTTATAATTTCAATAACTCTAGCCAAAATGGTACCACCAACCGTTACTTCCGTGTTATGATTATGGGTCCTTAAAAACGGCATTCCGGCTTCATCGTCTTCCAAATCTTTTAAAGTCAATCTGAAGGTGTTGATATTTAATTCATAAACATTTCCGCCAAGATTGGTCAAATCTGCTTGTGGCACGAAAATTACTTTGGTAGCCCAATTAATTGAAATCATTATTTAACCGTAGAACCTTTGCCAATTGATTGTGATAATATAAGATTAACGCGATTTTCCAAGGAATTCATTCTTTCCATTAATGAAGCTAGAGTAGCGTTAGTTTTTTCCATTTTTATAGTAAAATCATAACACTTAGCCTGTAAATCTGTCATCATTTGATGTAGAGATTCCAGATTACGTTTGTTTAATTCATTATTCATATAGTCCTTATTGATCAGCAATTAATAAAATCGTAGATGAAAAACCGGCTGTGCTAGATATAGTTCCGGAAATAATTCCTGTTTTATATAAATCTCCGCCAGTGGCTTTACGCACCCTTCCGGTAATTGGTTGATCCGAGCCATGACTTCTTGTGTCAGATATTATACCAGATGCATTGGTTGTTCCATCAATCACAACTCCAGTAGATTTAACGGTTCCTGTAGCTGGTGTAGCTGGTGTTCCAGTGACAGTAAAACTATAACTATTAGCATCAATATAAGTTAAAGTATGGACGCCATTGTATTCTGCCTCATTTGCACCCTTTATTAGAACCTTTTTTCCATCTACCAAGCCATGGCCCGTATGAGCTACTGTAGCAGTTGAACCAGATCTAGAAATGGTTACAGTTTCTTCAAAGGGCATTGGCCCAGTATTATCTGATGCAGTAACCAAAACTCTAGCTCCACTAATAACAGCATTGGTTTGAATATTCCTTACTGTAATGGTAGTAGTAACCGGATTTACAACTAGTGTAGTGGAAGCCCCTGAACCATTGCGAACAGTAGGGGATGTTCCACCAATAACATTTAGAGTTACAGCTCCGCCACTATTATTATAAACAGCAGCATCCGTGGTAGCATCTGCACCATATCCCGTAAACGTGTTATCTGTAAAATCATAAGTACCGGCAGTTGAAATTTCTATGGCATGACCGGTACCGTCTGAAACAAATGCACAACCGGATATTAATCCCGGATTATTGCTCAAAAAACCGCTCGCATTAGTTAAATTAGTAAATTCGCAATTATCAATGGTAGCGCTTGATTGGGTCACTAGTCCTGTAGAAATAATCTTGCAACCTGTTAAGGTAGCTTTGGACGTTAATGTTATTGCCCTCAAACCATTAAAGGTACAACCAGCAATGTCCAGTGTTCCCGATGTGCCCGTAACAATTAAATCACCCTTAACAGAACCTGGAGAACTAAAAACTCCATTATTCCAATTGACATCTGTGCTGGCATGCTGTAAATCTACAGTTACACCCATAAAAGTGCTTTGAACGGTATTTTGTTGTGGAAATACAATTGAAAAATTAGAATCAGTAAAAACCAGAGACGAGGAGCTGCCCAAAGTTAAACGTGCCTTGCAATAAATTACACCACCAATCGTTTGAACTACGCCATATTTATTTGTAGAACTTCCTTCATCAGCTGTAGAATAATCCGACCATAAACCGGATGTGCCTGTCAATAATAAGCCGCTAGTAGTGCTGTCTACCGCATCCATGATTAAATTAGCCGCATTACCACCAACTGTAGGTATACTAATAATTGGTCCAAAATATCTAGCCGTAGATTCGGTTAATGCAGTTCCACCCGTAGCATCAGGGGTTCTATTAACGTGTATCCAAAGACGTATCCACCCACCCGTTGCAGGAACTTCCGTTAATGGAATTATATGCTCGTCATAATTGGCAGAACCAGAATTGTCTGCTATTCTGACTCTTACAGCAGTTAATGAAGAGAAATGGGTGCACCAAAACCACACTCCAAGATGGGTACCGGCAGCAGATAGGTTATTACTGCCACCATCATCTATCATAAATCCGTTCAAGGTAACGTTGGATTGCCGACGACCTAAAGATTGAGAACCTTGAATGAAAATATCTGTATTAGCGGCGGCACCAGCGCCGCCACCTACGCTTACGACTGTAAGAGTACCTTCTAGGTCATGAATGCGAGTTAATTGAGAAGTAACCGTGGCCACTGTTCACCGCTTTATTTCCTCTTAGGTATCGGTCGTACGAATTGCAGTAGCGGAACCACCAGCTGAACCTAGCGTAGCTGTGGTTTCGAATGTTTTGATTGGAGTGACTCCACCATCACGAATACGAACGAATAAAGACCTATCTGAGGAATATACTACAGTAAAGCTTTCACTGGTCGAAGTGGCTAATTTGTCAATATAAGAAATAAATACATCATTTCCGGAACTAGCATTATCCGAACTAAAATCCGTACTTGTAATGGTAAACGTTGAGCTGGCGAATGAAGTGTATACAATTCGTTTATAAATACCGCTATTACATTTAACACGAATAGTTCCTGTGGATGGCGTATCGGATGGAATCGTTGTAGATACGACTACAGAAGTTACAGCAGCACCAGTTAACGAGCCCGAAAGAGCTAATTGATTTAGCTGTAAATTAGCTCCAGAGGCTGGACCTACCAGCACTCTGTCTTCACCATTGATCAATCCTAATACAGAGAAAACAACGTTATTGGGCGGCGTTCTTTGCACGTTGTCTAAATCAAATAATTTATCGGAAGCACTTAAATCAGCGGTTTCAAGGCCAACACCATAACCACCAATAATTGCTGAGCCGGTGCTTACGCCAATAAATGGTCTACTTAAGGTTCTTTCCGTAACTGTTACGTTAACATCTACTGTGGCACCACTAGTAGCTCCAGTTATTGTTTGATTATTTGTCGGGGCTACACCGGTCAATAATTGAATCCACATTTTAGTGGCAGCCGTAGTGCTGTTAATGGCCAACATCTGTCCCGTTCCACCAGACCATGATACCGCTTCTACGGCGCTAAACGTTCCTGTTGGGGTATCAACTACAATTTCATGCGTAACACCTCTGAATTTTTCACCCGTTAAACCATATAGATTGGGAGAAGTCCAAACAATAAAAGTTAAATCAGATGCAGCGGATGCGGACCATGAACCGGCAAATGAAGCCCGGTTTCCTGCGTGCGCACCAGCTGAGTTGCCCTCAATGTCCACATAATTAGAGGCGTTACCACCCGAATATTCAAACACAATAAAATAATTAGTGGATGCTGACATCAAATAATTAGTCGTAAATGCAACTTGTGTGCTTGCGTAACTTGTAGTTAATTTACTTACATCCAAATTAACAGAGGTTGCTAAAGCGGATCCAGTAGGAGTGCCAGAAGATCCGAAAGTTCCTGTGTGAGCGTAAAGTTTGGCTACTAAATTGCCAGTTGGTGAACCAACCTTTTTTAAACTAGCCGTTGCCTTTACAAGCCTCATGGCATTAGAGCCAACCGCAAAGCTTTGACCTTGTGCTGTAGTTGTTGCGTCGCCAATTGGATAATTGGTTCCTGTTTCTGTTGATTGCGCTTCTTCGTCGGCTCGTCTACTAAGCCATTTGGCCCTTTCATACAATTGATTGATTGTAAGGGCAGCTCGATTCCACTCTGAATAATAAGGCTCAGTAACCGTATTATTGTCTACATCTAAAAGTCTGTAACCTTCGGTATTAGTTATCGTGGTCCAACCACGTGCTGTAGTTTCACTGGTGGCATTATTCAAATCGGAGGCATAGGTTAAAGCTAAAACGTTATTACCACGAGACGTACCATTGATTCTGAATTCAGAATATGTAAATCCAAATTCTCTAGTTTGACCAATAAGACGCCTGCCATCAATGTCAGAACCACCCGTTCTGACTTTGACCATGAATCTGTGAGAAATGCCGTTAGCAGAATCTGAATTTAAACCGGTACTCCAAAAGTTTGGCGATAAAACGTTTCCATTTTGAATAATATCTAAATATGCGCCTTGATTTGCGAATACAACCAAACCATCGTAAATTGTGTTGCCGGTATCTTGAATAATAGACCCATCGTACAAATACTGAGCAGCCACATCATCAATGTTATAAGGACTATTCAATGTAATAATGTTATCAGTAGAGCGCTCTGAAGCCGTAGCATCGGTAATATCAAGAATATCGTTGCCAGTAGCTGTTGCATCATCCATCAAATCGCCTAACCAACGATGGAATTCAATTACAGTATATCTTGAGGTTCCGCTAACATGTCTAATATCACCAGTTGCAGCTACGCTAAAATCATCACCAATTGCCATTACCAGCCTCCAGGAAAATACGAAGTAAATGTAGCGCTAAAGTTTCCCCCTTCAACGGTCAAGGTAGCAATATGATCAATCACCTCTACAGAAACACCAGTGCCCTCGATGTTGAGATCTGTAGCTGTATTTTCATACAATCCTTCATCTAGAATGCGTAAATTACTTGTTACGGAGGAATTACCCATTCCTCTCATAAAATGAGACATATTGACCCCGATAATATCACTACTATCATTCACAAGATTAAGTTAGAATTTCTTGCCAATGAAGACCAGCATCATTCAAGGGACCGGGAGTATTAGAATTCCCATTTCTATCGTACATTCCAAAACCTCTGGGCACACCAGGGCTTTGGGATTCATTATCAAAACACTGCCACCAAATAGCCCCTTTTATTCCAAGGCTTTCAGCAACAGAAATAACTTTATCCATTAGAGCGGGAACGTTTAGATTATGAGATGTAAAAGAACTTTCATCTTGTGGCCAAGTAAATTCCCCTATATAAATAGGAATTGTATTGCCCAAAGCATGTCTAATTTTTCTAACAGTTTCTGTTAAATTGGCCTCTATTGCAGCTTCTGTGCCGGCTTGGTTTGTCCATGTATTAATTGATTCATAAATGGTCAATGAAATTAAATCTGGCATAGCCTTTGATAAAACGTCTCTATACAAACGATAGCCAAAATTATCCAAAACTCTATTCATTTCAATTGCTAATTGTACGGTTGATGTTGTACTAGTGGCTAATTGCGCAGCTCTAACCGCTTCTATTCTTTTTTTCATAAAAGCCGCATATCTACCTAATTTAGTAGAATCTAATGTAGCTCCAGGATCAACGTTGCCCAATAATTCCCAATCACCTTCGGCATTTTGTAAAATAAAAGTTTTATTGCTATATGTGCTTAATAGATGTACACACAAATTATATATTTCAGTATATTCGTTAGCTAAATTAGTTGGGGTTAAATCGGTTAGAGGTGAATTGACGGTATTTGCAAAAGTATATGTGGTAATAACAATTCTGGGCAAAGTAATGTCTCCCAAAATATGTACCATAGGCGCCGTTTGAGCTAATTCCGTTAAATTAGTTGGAGTTGAACCAAAATTTTGATTAGGATAAACCGTGGCATATGTGGGGGTTAAATATATTTTGGCAGTATCGAAACCCAAATCTCTAATGGTGTCTGTTCCATAAATAGCAATGTCTTGTTCTGTTGTTCTAACAGGATACTGCGGAGCAGCGTGAGCACAACCATACCAAATGCTCATTAGGTTATCGCCTTTAATCGATAAGTTGTGCCATCCGTTGTGGTTTTAACTATTGCCCAACTACCGGCAGTTAAAGTTACAGAAGAATTGGCGCCACCACCATTTATGGTACCACCAGAAGCAGGAAATACCGCTGCATTATTGGCCCCTAAATTAGCTATTATGCAACCACCGCCCCCAGCAGCATATGCACGCAAAATAACCGAATCGCCGTGAGAAGCCACGGTATTAATTGAGGTAAATTGCCAACCGCACGTTACAGCACTACCTTGCCCCCCGCCAGCATGAGCCGTTATACCTATTGCAGCAGAATCACCCAGATCCAGGTTTTGTCCGAAAGATTTTAATATACCACCACTCGTTACGCCATTTAATCCAATTAATTCATCAGAAAAACGTAAAGCTCCAGAGCCCCAATATACGAAATTACCTCTGGTAGCATATGTACCTAAAGCAACTGTGGCCCAATCTACAGAGTTTCCTTCTAATGCTAAGGGACCTGACGTGGATGTAATATCAGAACCGGTTAGAACATATTGTCCGCCGCCAGAAACTGAAACACCGTAAGTTACACTGGCGTTAGTTCCAGTTAAAATGCCAGAAAATTGATGTAAAGCTTGTAACACAACGGGTGTGGCAGTGCATCCTGTGGCAGAAACATTCATGGACACATAGTGCGAATTCATTATTTTAACGGCATTTCCACTGCAAGCTTTAGCGTTAATATTGCCATTAACATATAAATAATTTGAAATTTCAATTCTTGAATTATCTTCTACGTTTTGATCACAAGTAACTCTTGTACCGCCCAATAATTCAGCGTATGATTGACTACCGCCACTTAAATAATTATTTTTAAAAGTCAAATTTCCAGAATCATAAAAACCGATTCCAGAAAATCCTGTAGCAACTAGATTACAGCCATATATTTCAGAATTTACATTTGATTGTCCAAAAATACCGTATAAAGCAGACGCAGAAGAAGGTTTAAATCCTCTCATAATAATTCTACAGCTATTTGAAGCCAAACCGATACAAAATGTGCTAGAGCCATAAGTTTGGCTAGCCTGAGTAACGAATGTAACGGGGTCTACTATTTGAAAAGTGGTCGTGTTATCCAAACCGGTCAAAGCATCAATTGAAATTGTGTCAATGGTATTATCTTTAATTGTTCTTTGACAGGGACCGCCATTTGTAGATATATTGGCAGCAGTATCAGCATAAAAGCCTCCGCCGCCAGTTATTAGTAGAGTTTTACCTCGTAAATCACTAACGGTCCAGTTTGCAGCGGCTGCCGGTTTCTTTACGGCTGTACTTGTAGTACCTGATCCAGCGGTTCCAGAATTTACTCCTGTGGTTACACTAGAAAGAGCGGTAGTTCCTAAAAGATATAATGAACCAGAGCCAACAAAGCTATCAACCATGAAACCAGTAAAAGTTCCGCTTTGATTTGTAATTCTATGATTAAAATTACCTAAATTTTTAGGCAAAGAGGATATCGCGCCCGATATCGTTGCAAAAGGAAAGGCGGAATAATCACCACTAACTATTGTGGTTGGCCTATTTACAGAAACGTCAGAACCAGTAACTGAAACTGCTAAAGTAACTGCCCCAGTAGCTGTTGTTGGGAAATTCGTAGATGGGATAAAAAAGGAAGTCATTTATCCACCTATACTTTTAACTTACCATGGAAAAGCGGAGGCTTCCGGAAGTTGAAGTAGCAGAAATGTTCCACACACCAATAGTGGTGCTAGAATTGATTTGCCTTCCGTTTGTAGCTAAATCATAGGAAAAACTTTCGTTATTTCCTAATTCTTGTATTTGAGAGCCATTTAAGGAAATACCTACGTTGGAATTGAATGTGCTAACACAAGTAAAAATACGGGCATTTCCAGAAATAGTACCTGATGGAAAAGCTTGTGTTACCGAGGCGTTACCAGCAGTAACAGAGGTGCTTGCAACTTTAATGTATTGAAATGTAGCACTGGTCAAAGCACTTGTGATAGAAACGGTATTTGTAACAGAAACCGAAGCAGCACTGCCTGAACCAGCCGTTACATAGTTACCCTGTCTATCAACGGTCATGACTCGTAAAGCTGTTGTAGGTTGGCTTTCGTAAACAACAGCAACTACCTCATCGTCACCCGGAAATACTTTGGGCTGTACTTTTGCTGCTACAGTTGAAGAAAGGCCCGTGGTAAAGCCGGCGCAATCAGTCCCAGAACCTTCATAGCTTTGACTTACCGGCCCAACCCGCATTTGAGTTGCGCTAATAACTTCTAAAACTTTGAGATTTTTTGTTGTTAAACCAGTACCGAAAAGCTGAACCAGTTGACCGCTATAAAATCCAGATGTGCTTCCAACCGTTAAAACACCAGTAGCATCACCATCAGCGGTTAATGCGGCCGAGGCTGCCGGCCAATTTCTTTCTAAAAGAGCCATTAGACATTACCTTAATCTCAATTATGAGATATTGTATGGTACCGCTGTACCGTCCTTAATTTGATCATCAGAGGCATGTTCATCAGTAACTCTAATACCGACAAATGTCATTGAATAGGTAACCATACCTTTTGCGCCGACTTGGCTACTATAACCACGGCTGCGGCATTGAGCTACGCGCATAACTTCTTCGCCAGTTTGGCGATCTTCAATTCTAATTGTCACATCTTTATTATTGAGCAAATCTTTAAGAACAGGTATAACTTTGGCTGTGTCTATATTGCCATCAAAGCCAAAATGTGGACCAAAATTTACAACCCGCATACCGTTCAATGAAACTTCGACGGCTTCTTGGCTAACAGGAACAATTTCCTGTGGCTCGAATCTACCGAGTGTATGTACCGGTTCCATGCCGTATGGCAATGACCAGCTACAGTCTGTGGCTAATCCCATTAATTGCTCATTGACATAAAGCTTCGCGCGCGCTCCGGTAAGAGTCTGGGCTTGATTTCCTGATTGACTAGATGCATTGGCCATTTTATATAACCTCTATATTATTACGCTGATTGAGTGACCTTGGAAATATCAAGTGTTATGGCGACAAAGTAGAGCGCGCCGGTTATATACGCATTTACTCCAACGGACATGATCGGCCCAGAAACCGTTACGACAGCGCTGTCATAACCAGCTGGTGCGCCATCACTTGGGGAAATGAGTTTATTTTGCAAATATTGACTCATTTTCGCTTGCAAAAATGATAAACCCACTGTTGCAGAAACGTCAGCTACGGCTTGGCCTACTACGAAATTATCAAACGAAAAGGCCAAATCCAAAGCCATGAAGTCAGCACTGTACATAACCTGCAAACTATTAAAGACGAAATTATCATCTTTACCATAAGTTGTTTGGTCACTAACGAATCTGAAACCACCACCATTTGGAGCTTCAATTACTAGTAAACCAGCAACTAGAGCTTGTTCCAATTGACCATAATTACCAGGATTAAATCCGCTTGGATTAACAATTCCAGTAATGTTGGCATATTTTCTGGTAATGCTACGATACAAACCAACCGCTTGCATTGAAGCTGCCTCTACCGCAAGCATCCATGGTTGATATGTTTCAATAACACCGCTGGCACTAACGTTTTTGACATCCTGGAATGTCAAAGCATACCGTGCTGATGCTAATTGAGCAGCAGCTTCTTTAGCTTCAGCAAATGTGCCCTTAAATGAACCAACCCCAAGACGATTCTTCCGGCGTTTAACTTGACCAGAAAGCGAAACACAGTGACTCTTTAGATAAGCATTGATCCCATCAATTGTATAGGTTGAACTTGCGTCAGTTAAACCATCAGCAATATCATCGGTAGCATCTTGGCTAAAGAGAGGTACAATGAAATTGACATCAATATCTTCCATTGCATCTACAGCGGCAGCGACAGCAGCAGCCGTACTACCGCCCTTAACACCACCAACTAAAAGAGTGGCTTGAGCAGTTGATTCTGGTAAACCAGCCAAGGCAACATCGGTAAAGCTCATAACGGCTGAGCCAGCAACGGCTTGTTCAAAATCATATGCATCGCGCTTAATGCGGCAAGGATATGATTCGGCAGATACTGAGGAAGCAGCTGTAAATAAACCCTGGTCCAAAACATCTGGACTTAGAACACCAGCAGCAGCCGAAGGCACAGTAGCTTTATAACCAGTTTGCTGATTAATATAACTTACCAAATCATTAATAGTTGGGTAATTGGCTAAAGTGATACTAAGGTTACTGCCCGAACCACCGGTAACTACTGTGGATAGAAGGGTGCTTGAAACAGTTACTGAACATGTGGTGCCAAGATACCCTAATTTTAAGGCAACATTACCACCAATATCAGAGAAACTTTCTTGGGTATTATCGCTGGAACGATTAATACTCAGAGTACATTCGTAATCCGTGCCAGTTAATACGTAAGGTGTGGCTGATGTAGAAATGAATGTGGCTGAGGTTGTAGTAGCAAGATTATAGAATGCTCTAGCAATACCTAAAGCAGCCACACCATCAGAAACTTCGAGCAACGATTGCTGGCCGTCAATAAACGGTCTAATGACAATTAAATTGCTATTTGGAGTTGCACCTACAGCACCTGAAGCTACGGTCACAGGTGAACCATTGGTTAATCGAGCCACGGTTAAAGCAGAATCGGTTACCGCGCTAATTGAATAGAAACCAACATTGGCATCGCCTGTACCGGCTAAAGTGGAGCCAGAAGGAATGTACAATGAATCGCCTACGCGGGGGCGTGTGACTGAAGTTGTAGCTGGAAATGTACCCGCAGATAGCGTTAAAACAGCCGAAGAACCACTAGCTGTAAGAGCTATGGTGCTCGTGGTTAAGCTGACAAAACTTCCGCGATTAACACCAGATTTATCCGTAAACTTAACTGGCTGATAAACAACCAAATCATTTGCTGGAGTGGCCGAAAACGTAGTTGAAACATTTACAGGAGCATTTACACCCGTAGTGGCACTAGCATTATTTAATTTTACAGCGCTAAATTGAGCTAAAGTAGTTGTATTGGTGGCGCTTGTAATAACCCAGTATCCAGCATTAGCTGTTGAGCTACCAACGAAAACGGAAGCTAGGGGCAATTCAAGGACATCGCCGGCAACGGGGGTTGCACTAAATGTACCTGAGGCTAATGTAAAGGTAGCCGCATTACCAGAAGCTGTAACGGCACTTAGGGTTACGCCGGCATTTGTGGAGAATGAAACTCTGTCCGAACCACCGGTAACCAAAAAGCTACTGGTTTGTAAACTTGAGGTTTTTGAAGCTAAAGCCGCAGGGGATGTACCAGCAGTAATGGTATAAGAAACAGCGCTTCCGCCATGTTGGCGATAAATTAATTGATAAGTTACGCCTGCTGGAACATATGAAAAGTTACCAGTTGTTGGTTCAACGGCGCTTGTGGCTGTATCGATATCCCAGGAAAGCAGATTACCATCTAAGCCTTGAAAAGCAGCAGATAAGGTACCGAATGAACTATAGCCTAAGGCTGGAATTGAAGAAGTTGCACTTGTAGAACCATTTGTTTTATAAAGATAAATTCTGGTCGGGGCGCCTACAATATTCCCATCATTTGAAGCTGTTACGGCAGCTCGGAAAGCATCAACTAGTCTACCGCTGCCATATTTGGCAATTACATCAGCTAACTGATCTGGAGTGAAAAAGTTGTCTGAAAACACTTCGCTTGCAGCGCTCGTCGCTGGACCAGCATCAGCTTCGCCAATCAATGCTATAATTCCACTTGCCGAAAGGCCAGCAACCGGAGTACGAACATTGATTGTCGTGAAAGCTGATGGAACAATTACGGTGCCCACCTTGCTATCTGTAAATTTAATCGCCATTATATTTCTCCAGAGTCACTCTGCTGTAGTTTAAGTTTAATAATTCTTTTACTTAATTCCAAAATGCTCACACCCGGCTTCCCACATGGTCTGATCATTCAACCAACCTAGCCTGTCTATATGATCTTTAACCATTTCTCGCCATTTTAGATTTGTACCATGTTTTCGGCAATATTCGTGCCAGAAACTGTCAAACGAGGTCCATGGTCTAAATGGATCTTCATTCGTTTGATCGGTGTTTGAACCAGATGTGTTAATCACCTTTCCGTACGTTTTAGCACCCATTTGGCTCACTCATCTTTTTCATGTTTTTCTTGGCCATTAGAAATGGGCTCAAACCTTTCTTTTTAGCTTTTTCTTGAGTATGCTTGGGATAATTCTTTTCATCCATTAAATTGCGGGCAGCATCACTGGTATTTTTTGAACCATGAGCAATTTTTTCTACAGTTTTACCGGCCGATTCTTCGGCAGTTTTTTCTTCTTTATAATCTTTTACAATTTTCTTAGTAGCTTCATTGCTACCAGGAATCTGTGGCTCTGGCTTTCTGGCCGCTAAATTAGAAGCAGCTTTGGCCTTTAATGCGCCCATGGCAGCTGGGGTATTTACTTTTTTAGTAACTTCACCACCCAATTCTTTTTTTAATGGCTCTTTGGCTGGCAATTTACCAACAGAATCTTTCATGGTAGAAACCGCAGACTTCATGTCCGAAACAGCTTCTTTAACCTCTTTTTTTTCGAGGTCTTCTTTAATTTGTTTTAAACCTTTAACAAGTTGTTCTAAAACTTCTTTTTTATCCATAAATTACCTTATTTACTAGGTTATGTTTCAATTGTTGCATAAATAGTGTCATCATCGCTTTTTACTAAATTAATTTCTTGAGAAACGCCTTCAACATATTCAGATAGTTGATCCACCCAACGGACCTCGGAATACCCGGTCATCGTAATTGTTTTAAAAAAGAAATTTTCGGGACTTTGGCTTTCGTCTAATTGAATTTCTCCACTAGATACATTGCCCAAACCTATATTAAATTTTTCCAGTAGGTATTGACGTCTTTGTAAAAGAATGTATAATACTATAGAATGTAGCCAATAAAGCTCTCCGGGAGAGCCAGAAACACAACAATTTATTTCATATGTTTCGTCAAAATTAGCTATATGTCTCATGACCTTAAGGACAGAATAGGCGGGAACAACGTAAGAATCAGTAAAGTTATCTCTGATATCCGTAGCTATTTTAAAAGTGGTGTCTGAGACAATTTGTGTTATTGGATAGGTGGTATTTGAAGATGGGCTGTATAAGCCTTGATTTACGAAAATTAACTCTGTATCAAAACCATCGGGTAAGGTGACTATACCGGTTTCTAAATCGTAGCTTGGAGAAAACGGTCCAACGGAAATGTCCGGGGTAGACACTAAGTCTTGTTTTTCTACAGTTTCATTTTCCGGGAATACAGAAGGATCTATCTCACCGAGAGCCGCTTTACCGGTAGATTCTGTGGAGTTTTTGACATTTACAGTGAGGCACGGATAAATTGGGTGGTCCATCCTGTAAACGCTCAACGCCGGAATTTCCGTTTTTAAAAACCATTTCTTGGCTCTGGCTATTTCTTCTTTTCCAAATTCCGTGGCCAAATTAGAGGCTTCTACAGAAGCAAAAATAAAATCCAAATGGTAAGGATTTTGACGAAGATATTTAATACCTTCAGTAATCGCTTTAATTAAAATTAAATCTGATTGGGATATTCCATTCACACAGCAAGGTTATGTTCACCTTGACAAATACACACGAGGATTGTAGTATAAACAGCGAATGATTAACGATTATGATAGTTATATAAAGCAATGGACCGAATCCGGTACCATTTATTTACCAAATAGCGAGGAAAAATTTTTATCCGAGCAACTAATTACTTATATAGGAAACAAAAGAAAATTATTGCCATTTATAGATGCATCTTTGTCAAAGATTTTTAAAAAATTAAATAAAAAAATGAACATTTTCGACGGTTTTAGCGGATCTGGGGTATGTTCTAGGTTGTTTAAAAAATATTCCAAAACGCTTTTTGTAAATGATTTGGAACTTTATTCAAACATTATAAATAAATGTTATCTTACAAATTTATCTCAAATAAATTTAAATGATATCTGTGCAAATATAGATTATCTTAATTCAATAGCTGCCAAACCAATAAACAATGGAATAATTAAAGAATTATATAGTCCGCTAGATGATTTTAACATTAAAAAATCAGATAGGGTATTTTATACAAATGAAAATGCCAAAATAATTGATACTATAAGACAAGAAATAATAAGATCTTTTATAAATCAAGATTATTTATATATAGCTCCTTTATTAATAGCCTCTAGCATAAATGTAAACACCTCTGGAGTTTTTAAGGGTTTTTATAAAAATTCTAAAACAGGGATTGGTCAATTTGGCGGAAATGCTAAAAATTGTCTAAAAAGAATTACTGGAAAAATTAAATTAGAATATCCTATCTTTTCTAATTATGAATGTGATATTAAAATATATCAACAAAATACTAACGTATTGATAAAATCTTTAAAAGATTTAGATGTTGCTTATTATGATCCTCCTTACAATCAACATCCATATGGGTCTAATTATTTTATGCTCAATGTAATAGCCGATTATAAAAAACCAGAAAATATATCAAATATAAGCGGAATTCCAAATAATTGGAATAAATCTCTTTATAATAAAAAGAACGAGGTTGAGCAATGTATAGATGATTTGGTAAAAAATACAGATTCTAAATTTATAATAATGTCATATAATAATGAAGGTTTTGTGACAAAAGAGAATTTTTTAAAAATACTATCAAAATATGGAAGGGTTACAATAGAAGAACAAACTTATTCAGCTTTCAAGGGATCTAGAAATTTTAAAAATAGAAGCAATAATGTAAAAGAATTTTTATTTGTATTGGAAAAATAATATGCCACGAACATCACAATCAGAATTTTCACCTAATAAATCCAATCACTCTCACAATCTATTAGAGTTAGCAACAAAGGATTTATTACATTTTTTAAAAAATAAATACGGCTCTGAAAGAATTACTCACAGAAAATACTTATCAAAAAAAGAAATAAATGACGAACTAAATAAAATGGACCCCAGCTTTGGAATTTCATTAGAAAATGAAAACTCATCAATTAAACCTGACGGAGGTTTGATATTTATAGATGACCATCTGATCTTGGTATCTGAAATGAAAAAACAAGGAGTCAATAAACAAAGGTTGCGCTCGGGCGAGAAAAAGCAATCCATGGGCAATGCAATAGAAAGAGCTTTTAAGAATGCTCGTGAAATAGAGAATTACTGTATTAACAAAAAATATTTTCCATATGTAGTATTTGTACACGGTTGTGACTTTGAACCCCAAAGTTCAATGAGAGATCGAATATCTTCTGCAAATCTTAATTCTCCTATTAATAATACTTATGTTAAAGATATCGGTCATCACAAAAGAACATCTCTTTTCATCCAGGAAAAACCATATACAAGAATGTTTTTATTTAATATATTAAAAAAGATAGCCGGGGAATCTATAGAAATTTTAAAAATTACTTAAATTTATAATTATTTATTTAATCGTTAACTCTAAATTCTTCAACTGCTCGTCTAAAAACTTCGAGTATGAGGTCTCAATCCATTTATAAATTTCGGAAAATATATCAACGCCTTTTCTAGCCGGTATCTTCCATTCGGCTTTGCTGTTCTCACTCAAAGTGCGAAATGTAAAATATTGTCTGTCAATCGTTTTGTTGCCACGATTATTAGTCCGTTCTGTTTGATATACAGTTAAATTATCCAAAATGCTTTTACCAGAAACACTACCTTTATACATAGAATTAACTTTTTTTATTAAAGCTGCTGCCCTAGGTTTTTCTGGAGTTGAAATTATAGGAGAACCTTTGCTATTGACAATAGGTTTGGTTAACGGCAATTTATTTTCCTTCATTGCTGTTTTAATTTCTCTTACTAAATTTTGTTGTTTATCTTTCATTCCAGGAGTTTCTTTCCCGGGATGTTTAAAAGGTATTCTTACGTATTTTCTGCCTTTTAAATGAGTTTTTCTCATATCAATTGCAGGAGCGCCGTCTTCAATAAATAACGCAGGCTCTTCAAGTATAATCAAATAACTGTCAAAACCGCCAAGTTTATTGCGCTCAAAGTGTAAATTAGATAAATATAAATTTCGTTCCCTGTCACTTTTTAATTTTTGATTAGCAAGTGCAACGGCCTGGTCAAAACAAGCCATAGCCAATCTCTCGATACTTTGATTAATTGGTTTTTTTAATTCTTGTAATTGTTTAACCGTTTTAATTAAAGGTTCAAGATTTAATGTAACCTTGATATCATTTGAGGCCACTTAGCCTCCTGTTGGTCGACCCGCGGAGCCACCAAAACCTTGGGTGGCATACTTCCAACCTTCAGAAGTCTTCACTCTGGGGCGCATTTTGCCACCTTGATTCACCCATTTTATTGTTCCAATTGGAACAGTACCCCTACCGTCACCTACCTTTTGTTCCTCGCCACCACCTGGCGCAACAGAGGCTTGTTGCGATTGAGCTACATCTTGTATTTGCTGGGAAACTTGCTGTGAAACTACATCTTGGTCGGTAGGTAAGTCCCCGTTAATTAACATAATTTGCGCAAGCGTGGTTAGCGTTTGCATGATTTGCAATATATTATTATAAGCATCAGGACTTGTAAATTGCAACATCTGCAACTGAGACAAATTGCCCTTAAACTCTTCCAGCAATTCCGCTAATTCAGCAACAATACCTTCAAATATTTGTGGGTCTATTTGAGTAATTTTATCTTCAATTTCGGAAATTAGCTTTTCGTTAATTATTTCCTTATACTGAGGTAAATCAATATTATTTACCGCACCAGCTTGATCATCAGGCATTTGCTGAACGCCATCTTGTACACCAGGCACATCGCCGTTGCTTTCGGCATTAGTTTCCTGGAATGGAGGTTGCTGAGCTTTCATATTATTTTAATTTATTTTTCAGAGCTTGGGAAAATAAAGCTATGTTTTGCTGGTCCCATTTCTTCCCAAAATGAAGTGTCAAGCCACCGGTTTCATTTTTAACGATATGTATGCTATTATTTCCAAAAAACTTATAACAAATACATAATTTAGGAGATTTATCGCCAATAATTATTGATTGCCCACAATCGGGGCATTCAGCTTGCGTTTCTGCCTTGTTTAGTAATAGTTTGTTAGATTTCTTTAAAAATTCAATATGTCTATCTACTAAAAGTTTAATGGTCTTATTTAACTCGGGTGAATTAATAAAATCACTATTATCCAATTCATCTTCATATTGGGGCAAATTCAACAGTTTAACAGCTACTTCTGGCAAAGAGGCATTTTCCAAAGTTTCAATTATTTCATTCTTTTTGCCTAATCCGTGTAAACTATGTTCTCTTTTACGAATAATGGTCTTATTTGGTTCTACGAAAGAAATTGTAATATCTTGAAAGTTCTTAGAATCAATTGATTGGGTTAGTGGAACTTGAGTAAAAGGATAATTTTTAGAAACATTCTCCAGCCAAGCCAATAAGCAACGAGTTTTTAAATGGAGGCTTTTAGCCAGGTCACTTGCGCTGTAATGACTTTCTACGAAAACCTTTTCCAAGGCTTTTGCCAATAAATTAACACCGTCTTTGCCCACGAAAGCAACGATATCGGTCTGTTTTAAATCAGGAAAAAACAAGGGAAGTCTCCGTAATTAATTACATAAAGATTAGGTCTAATTAGCGCCATGGCAATTGTGAGCCGCTGGAAGGAACATAAGCCTCCCTTGGATTATCCTTCCGATCTGTATTTTCACTATCTCTAAAATAGCGCTCTCTTACACAACGCAAATATTGAGGTAATCTAACTACCTGTGTATTATCCGTTTCTTGATTTAAAACTCTAGAGAGTCGCACCTCGTGCTCTGTAGTCGCAATATAAAAATAAGGCCGATATAAATATCTAATAGAATAAACCCCGCCTTCCTCCAAGGTTGGATTAAATTGCGGTCTATTCTGGGATATCCATTGTAAATTACCGTCAGAAGTCAATTTAAAGTCCTGACCTTCCTTATAGGAAGGATTTCCACTTTTGTCAATTATATGAGTTATTTTACATGCTGGAAATCGCAATCTATCAACACCCGTGGTAGAACTTTCTATTTGTTCAAATGTAGGTACCAACAATTTATTAAATTGTTCATCAGCTATATATAATTTATCATACGGGCTAAAATAAATGGTTTTACCATCTTCATAAGAACGCGGAACAATAATATAGCATGTGGCAGAATCAATGATACCTTCAGAGCGGAAATAATTGCTTTTTGGAGCTCCTGTCATAATTCCAAGAAATTTGCCCGCACACGTATAATAAAAACCATTTTCACAATCATGGTCCACATGATTTGACCGTACATTATTAATATTTTTATCTGATTGAGGACAAGGTAAGGCTATAAAATGTTCAAAAAGAACACCGTGCTCGTGAACCAAACTATCGAACAATTCAGGAACAAAGAAAACGTTATTCCCGTCCGTATGTTTGACAGATGAGTCAGCGAAGTTGTCTATGACTGTAATTAAATTAGCCATTTAAATCCATTCTATTTTAGCTTTACTATTTTTCTCAGCTTGATATTTTGCAATTGCCGGATGGCTCCCGAATGCTAATATTTCCGGTTCACCATTTTTCATCATGGCAATTACGTTTAATCCACCAAATGTTTTTAAAAGAGAAACGGTGTGACCTTCGCATTTACCAACGATTTTAATATCTGCAATGTGTTTCTTTTCTAATTTTAAATCACTCATGCACTTCTCCAGAGATAGTTGATTTTCTCATCTAATCTGATACCTGGAAAATTTTTGATTTCATCATAACGCTTTTGCAAGAATTCTGATTTAAAAGATAATTTATTGAACCAATCTTCTAATTCGACTATATTCTTACAAAGTGGTAAATCAGCCCCATCTTTCCAATCTGATTTTCTTAAATAAGCTGGAATATGGTAATTTTTATCAGAAAACGCTTGGTCATGGTCTATTAAAACTATTTGGCTACCGTTAGTTAGAACATTGCCTCGGTGTCTGTCTTTATTTCCTATAATATAATCAAAGATGGCCAATTTATGTGCTTCGCCTGAATCTATATATTTTTGTAAGATACCATCCATTGAACCTTGTTTTTCATATTCAAGGTCCTGGATGGCGATAAAATCTTCCTTTAGCATGTTATTAACGCTAAAATAGGTTGATTTTTCGTCTTTAACTAATTCAAATGCAGCGGTGTTTAGGAAGAAGCTTTCTAAGCCCATTTTTTTGGCTAAATTATAGGCTATGATTTCTTTTTTCCAATTATCATTAGATTTAATGAAATAACTATCTGTAGCAGTGCTTAGAAGATAAGTTAAGGAATTATGACCTGGTGCGTCAATAGCTTTGGTCAAGCCGGTTTC